TTCGTATGTTTGCGACTGGCAACACAGTTGGTCAAGGCGACGAGTTCGGCATGTACCAAGGTGCAAGACCACAGAGCATGGCATTGCTTGACCGATTCAAGGTTTGGATTCACGTCGAGTACATGGATGCCAAGCAACGTGAGGAACTTATCAAGTCTTCCGTGCCAAGCTTGGACAAAGCAATGGTCAACAAGGTCAGCAAGTATGTGACCGAGCATATCAATGCGTTCACGACGTCCAAGGTCATGCAACCCATTTCGCCACGTGGTTACATTGCTCTAGCCAATGCTATCCACACATTCACTTCACTGATGCCAAGTGGAGACAACAAGCTTGGTGTGCGACAAGCCATCGAGACTGTTGTTCTCGACAGATGCTCGGCTCAAGACAGAGCCGTGTTGAATGGTATCGTAGACAGAATCTTCAACTAGGGAGGTAAACATGAGAGGAGATTTATTCACACACGAGGTTCAAAAGACCTCATCCGTATTCGGTAGAAAGCAAGACGTATCCGTCGTGTTCCAAGGCGACGGAGCGGCGACGGATGGTTCGACCATCTATCTGCCGTCTATTGACCACAATGCAGAGGTTGATGATGCCACTGCCGAGATTATTCGTGGCTACGTTGACCATGAGAGTGGTCACGTCAAGCACACGAACTTCAAGGCTCTTCGTTCGTTCTTCAATGAGTGTGCGAAAGAGAACAACGTACTGCTCAAGTCACTAGCCAATGGTCTCGAAGACGTGTGGTTGGAGAGACGAGTCATGCGTGACTATCCTGGGAGCGAGAAAAACTTGCGAGCAACTACGTCTGCGGTCAATCGAGAGTTTCTCGACAACGTATCCAAGACGGACAAGCGATTGAAAGACGACAGATTCCTTGCACCAGTTGCCATCACTTGGGAGGGTCGCAAGGGATATGGTGGCGAGACGTGTGGCGAATGTCTTGACGTATGCAGTGACAATCTTCGCAAGAAGTTGCCAGTGTGGGTCAAGGCTATCGACGCATGCAGAAACAGCAAGGACATTGTTGACCTTGCAAGAACTATCGAACGTGAACTACGAGAGGAGGCAGATGCCAATGAAGAAACTGATAAGCCTTATGGTCGAGCTACGAAAGGGGATAAACCTACGAGTGGAGATGATGGTCGAGCCCCATCAGAGGAGAAAGGCGATGGGTCTGCTGATGAGGGGTCTGACGGAGATGGGAGCGAAAGCGACAACCCTTCGAGTGGTGGAGAGGAAAGCAAGCCAGACGACGGACACAAACACGGCAACGAGTATGGAGGCGGAGAACGTGGTGATGCTACCACGGAGACGAAACCCGAAGAGTCCGAAGACGTAGAGGTCTACGAACAATTCGACGTCAGGGATTGTGTGGTCAAGGAACTACGCAAGACAACCGAGTTGCTTGAGGGTGGTCGTGGTTCGTATCGTCCGTTGTCTACTGCCAGTGACAAGTGGCATCACAGACTTGACGAGCCAACCAAGTACGGCTCACGTCAAACGCTTGGCAGATGGATGGCAAAGGGTACGGCAGACGAGTATGACAAGCAAGTTGCTGGCATGGCTGGCGATGTCAATGTCATGCGACGAAAGCTTGAACGTGCCTTGCTTGCTCGTGAGAACCGAGATTGGGATTATGCCAAGGAGCAAGGTCGTCTCGATAGCAGACGTTTTGTTGGTGCGTACAACAGCAAGCCCAACGTGTTCAAGTTGCGTACCGAGAGACAAGACTTGGATACTGCCGTCACGTTCTTGATTGACCTATCGGGTTCGATGGCAAGCCATAGAGCCTACGTTGCTATGCAGTGTGCCATTGCCATGATTGAGGCGATTGACCGAACATCTATCAAGTACGAGGTGTTGGGTTTCAACAATCGTACTAGTCACAAGAGTGGCACTCGTCATTCCATCAGAGCCGAAAGCACTGGTAGTTTCAGCAGATACGAGCCCTTGGACATGTACATCTTCAAGGCATTTGAAGAACGTCTGTACGAGGCAAAGGGTTCGCTCGGTACTATCGCAGACATGGCGGGTGGCAACAATTCAGACGGCGAGGCAATCCTGTATGCGAGAGACAGACTCAAGCCAAGGAGTGAGCGTCGCAAGATTATGTTCGTCTTGTCAGACGGCATGCCTTGTGCGAGTGGTGACAGCCATGCTCTCGACCAACATTGCCGAGATGCCGTCAATCAGTTGGTTGCCGAAGACATCGAGTGTCTTGGCATCGGTATTCAGACAGACAGTGTGAAGAGATACTATCCGAAGTACACAGTTGTGGATTCGGTGGAGACGCTTGCACATGCTGGCATGGATAACCTTGCACGTATCCTATTGGGAGAGAGGTTTGTCGTAGACAATTCTCTATTGCTCAATGCGTCGAGGTAAACGGAAACGTACCACAGTGGTACGTACGGAATGGTTCAGCCTCTTTCCGAAACGTGGTTGGCATACCAAGTTTTGGTTGGAGGTTGCCCATAGAGTTGTTGACCAACGTGTGAGGTCGACGAATTACAATGCAATCAAACTAATATGTATGGAGGTGGACTATGAGTTCAGACATAAAGAAAACAATCGTTGATAAAAAGCTTGCCGACTACGGCTTGCAAGAAGAAAAGCCATTGGTCATTGAGGATGACATCGCAAAGTTTGTCGGTGGCAAACCTAAATCCAAGGCGAAGAAGAAGTCTACACGCAAGACGACTGTGTATACGAGGGCGACAACCAAGTCAGCATGGGAGGCTACGAACCCAGTTGCGAAGACGCCGTCTGCGTATTCAAAGCCAGTGGTTCAGCACACACTTCTCGAAATGAGAAAAGCACCGAGCGTGAATGGTGGCAAAGCTTTCTATGACCCACATGATTGGCGAGAGATTGTTGCTACTATCTCACGCTATGTTGCAGACGTAGCCGAGGGCGGTGGGTTCATCTACAAGGGCTCGCAAGCACCGAACCTCGTGAGGCAGAAGATTGCCAACATGCTAGCCAAAGACTTCTTCTACCTAGACGAAGAGACTGGCGAGTATTGTGACATCTCTTTCAAAGTGGGGGCAAAGCATGAGTAAGATAGCAAACGCTGTAATGCCCGAAGTGGATACTATGTTGTACACATGCTTGAACGATTACGGCATGACCAACGAGCAAGCTTTGAAGTATATCGAAAACAAGAAAGGTTCTCTGCATCGTGCAGTTGCAGAGGACTTGCTCAAGAAGTGGGAGGAGGAAGACAATGCCGAAATATAAAGTGACCGCTACGATGGACGTGGGATATGCCACTGTTATCGAGGCAGACACCGAAGACGAGGCGTGGGCGATAGCACGTGGCGATAGGACGTCAGACCCTCATTGGGAGAAGACAGATGACGGACACGATTGGACGTTAGAAAACATTTGGGAGGTAAAAGATGAAACTGATTGAGACAATCATGGAACTGTACTCAGCCATGAGTACAGACGAGAAACGTGAACTGATTACTGCGATTGGTAAACGTGTGGTGGATGACGGAGTGCTGACAGAATCCGAGATGGATGCAATGGTCGGTGGCTCTACGTCCAAGCCAAAGAAGAAAGGTCGAGGTAGCTTTCGTCCGTTTTGGATTAAGGCAGTTGATAGCATTGACGCAAGCAAGAAAGGTATCTTTTCCATCGTGGGTGGTTGGGTCAATGACGTCGAGAAAGAACTTGGCACTGGTGCTTTGTGCATGATTGGATGCAAGAACCCCAAGTATTACTATCTATGCGAACGTAAAGATGGTTCGAGTGTAGACATTACTGTGGGTTCTGACACGAAGACAATCGAGGGTGTATCCCTGATTGTAGATTCGGCAGTGTACGCAGACGTACACGCCGAGGTAACTAAACGTCTAACATAGGAGGATTACATGACAAAAGTTACATACATGACTAAAGACGACATCGTACGTCTCAACAACAAAGCCATAAGGCTCAAGAAGAATCGTTCGATTTATACACGAGCGTACAAAGAGGTGCTTGAAGATGGGGTTAAATACCCCATCGGCATGCACTTCCCTCACAATGACACCGAGGTACGTGCCGAGGTATCGTATGGAAAGGGAACCTTTTGGTTGGATATGGACGTGAAAGACTTTAACAAGTTGCCCACGGAGAAACTTACGGATGCGTAAGAAGAAGAACGTCTGCACATTCTGTAAAGGTAAGGGCGTGATAAAAGACTATCACGTGAACAATCATTTCAAGCAAGCCTTGAAACAGACTTGGCATGAGATAATCAAATGCCCTTACTGCAAGTGGTTCAAGAAGTGACCAAACTTATTCCCTTGTATAATCTGTTATACTATATTATAGTGTGAGGGTTATACAAGGGAGTACAACATGACACTTAACTTAACTTTACGCAAAGACGTATGGCAGATAACTGGCACTGTCATACAAGACGGAAGACCCATCCGAGTACGGAAATCCACGGGCCTCCACAAGAGCCAGAAATCCAAAGCCAAAGACGAACTCACAAAAACTTACGCAGCAGTCGCAGCGGGAGAGGTCAAGACGAAATCAAGACGTCTTGCAGCTGACGCAGCGGATGCTTTCCTGGGACGACCAAACTCTCCTGGGACTACCGACCAAACAATCATGCGACTTTTTTCGTCTGCACTTGGGCATGTTCCATTGCATGCGTTGACGTTGGAGCAGATTATGCACCACGTCACGAGCCGTGGAAACAAGCCGAACACTGTGGCGAGAGAGTTGAACAGTATCAAAGCCATGCTATCGCATGCAGAAAGTATGGGGTGGGATGTGCCAAGCATTAACATTGTGCGTCCGAACGTGGACGATAGTCGCTTGCGTTGGTTGACCGAGAGCGAGCGAGACCACTTGATTGACTGTTGCGACAGCACAATCAAAGACGTCGTAACCTTTTTATTCTATACGGGGGCGAGGATTGGCGAGGCTTTCGCACTTCGTCCACAGGATATTCACAGGGGCTCGGCTTTGTTTACCAGCAGAAAAGGCAAGACGAAACGAAAAAAAGTTCGAGCTGTTCCGCTGGGGGCCAGAGTATCTAAAATTCTGACAGTCGACGACGACGCCGATTTCGTTTTCACTCAGCCAGATGGAAGCCAGTGGGTGAGGTCTAAGTTTTACGATAGCTTTTACAACGCTTGTAATGTTGCTGGCATAAAAGATTTTACACCACATGACTGTAGACATACGTTCGCTAGTCACTTGGTGCAAAAGGGGGCATCTCTTCGAGCAGTTGCAGACTTGCTTGGACATTCGTCTCTAGCAATGGTGATGAGGTATTCGCATCTCGCACCGACACATTTAGAAACAACAATCAACTTACTTGAAGGAGAGTAACATGGCAGAAGAAACTAAACAGCCAGAGTTTGTGAAGGTCGCAGACGTTTGGATGGTAAAGAACGACGACCAGTTCGTTGGTCTGGAGATGACGTTCACACAAAACGTCTTCAATAAAGATGGAGCGATGACAGTCGTAGACTTTATGAAAAATTCTATACTGAATACACGATGGTTATTTGCAACGATTAACAGAGTAGAGGACAAAGATGCACCGACTAACGCACAACCAGAAAGTGATGGCAGTGAAAATTCTAAAGCACCTCCGCCAGTCGACGACACCAGTGAATCGACAAAAGGAGATAGCTGAAGCCATAGGTGTTACGCAACACAGTGTATCACGTTATCTTCACACACTTATGTACATTGGGTTCATTGAAAAAGATGGACGCAATTATATTGAGGGGCCAAAAGCCCCTCAATATTTAGAGCATTGGGCAGTATTGTTACTAGATTCTGCCTAAGTATTTAGCCAAAGCTAATACACCAACACCACCTACTAAGACGACGAGAAAAATAACTAGAAACCAAGTACCGATAGCTTCGATAATTTCTCGTCGTCGTCTTATCTTTGCTTCGATTTCTTCTTGTCTACGTTTCCTGACTTCGACACGCATACGTATTAGTTCTTGCCATGCAGATGGGCCTCTAGTTGCGGTAATGATTTGTCGCAAGTTGTCTTCAAGGTCTTCGGCTTGTTTCTTGTTAATGAAAGTTTCTAACGCTTCTTCGTTTGCAGACTGAAAAGGTTTGTTCTTTTCATCGTTGTGTTCTTTTTTGACATTATCAATCGCATCGAACATTTTGCCGATGTCTTTAGCCAAAGACGAAATTTCTTTTCCAGCAGCCACGCCCGCTTTTATTCCGTTAAAAGCTGCGACTGCCATTGTAATTGGTTCCAACTTAACCTCCTTAACACCCTCTTATAAAATAGCTACGGGAGTAGGAAGTGTCGTCCTATAGTTCGTCTTCGTCAAATCGTACGTTGCCAGACATCACCTGTCTTTCCAGCTCTTCGTCTGACAAGCTGTCGACGTCGAACATATACGATGTGTTATTTAGTTTTTCCTGGGAAATTTTTGGGGCTGCTTTTCTTTTCGTCTGAGAAACGTTCTTCTCTGACGTACAGTCTTTCTCTGTGTGCAAGGAGGTCTCTAATACTTCCAATGTCCAGAAACTCGTAGTGCAATTCGTGCATGTTCTCTTGCGTCTTATGCTTCCGTCTTTGGAACGACTGTCTAATACTTTTGTAGAGCCCCCACATTTATAGCAAATCAAGCTGTTCTCGTGCGCTTCTTCTTCTGCTTAAGCTTCTTGAAGTCTGCGCCTGTTATCTTGTCAAAGGGAGGAGCCATACCAGCAATCATCTTTTGCTTTTTAGTTAAGCCCTTTCCTTTCTTCATTCCTTTGTTGCGACCCATCATTTCTTTTTACCTTTCTTCCAGCTGATACGTGCTGGCCCTTTCTTCTTTCTGCTGGCAGACGTACATTGAGCCTTCGTCGGTCTGCAAGCTGGGTAAGGTCTCTTGGATTTACCTTTCGCCGACTTACGACCACAAGGCTTTCCAGTCTTGCAGTCTACCCAACCTTTGCCTTTGTTTCGGCTGAACCATTTATGCAGACTTTCGCTTCGAGCCACTCTTATTACCCCAGTTCTTTGCACCTACACGTCTACATTTAACTAACGCTCCGCTTGCGTAAGCGCTAGGCCACTTTGTGTAGCGTGACTTAACCTTGTGGTAACAAGCGTCTTTCTTAGCAGAAGTCTTACGCTTTTTTGACGTTGACTTTCTTGCCATTGTTACCTCTTGCTATCACGCAAGGACAGTTTGCGTGTTTCATTTTACCTGTCTGCGTTTTATTAGCGACAGACTTTACCTTCCTACCAATGCTAGCCACAGTCTTTACCTACGTCTGAGGGAACGACCACGACCACCGAAGATAGGCTTTACTCCTGTAGTTGTTCTTCCGAACTGGCTAGGCATCATGGACATTGCACGATAAGGGTTGATAGCTCTGCCACCAACCTTCATCGTCTGCATCCCTGGCGTCTTGCCACGTGTTCCGAAGATTACACCTCGGTTTTTCTTAATCATTTATGCTCTCCTAATGGATTTTTTCTTCTTCATTGAGGAGCCTTTTTTTGATGCCATAGCTTTCTTCTTGGGCATAGGCTTCTTCATTGACTTTTTCATTCCACGCATTGCATACCTCCTTGCGGTTGTTAATATACTTGATGTCTTCTATCTTAAACTTTTCATAGTAACTTGTCTTCCTCAACTTATCAGATGCTTGAACAAGTTTACTCAATGATTGCACTAAAATTAGTGCGTAGTCGTCCTCAACAAGACCATCGAACTCAGGAATGTTGGGGTTGTGTTCGGCGTCTGGGTGAAAACCCATAAGCCAAATGCCGAAATGGTTTTTGTTTTGTTCGTCTAGCCACGCCTCGAACTCTTGTCGAGTCAAGTCTTCCCAGCCTGTCCACGCTACGACATGTACAGTTTCGTCTGTTGGTAACAGCTCGTGGCTTTTGATGTTGATTACTGGAGCAAGATGGTCTGTGACATGTACGACAACGTGTCCATCCATCCAAGCTTTCCTTGCAAAAGGACATGGTGGCATGTCTGCAAACAGTGGCGTTGGTTTTTCCAAGACTTCGTTTGACCACGCCTGTATTTCAGCTGCAATCAAACTTGAGTATTCTTCCCAGTCGTCTGCCATTAGCATTTCCATCGACGTCTGGCTGCGCAGATTCTTTTCTTTGGTGTTTTCTTACAACTGATGTTGTGCATTTTCATCTGGCCAGCAGACCTTGCACAGTATGATTTCTTACGTTTACCACCTTGTGGCTGTGGAGCTTTCAGGTTAGAGCCCGTAGCTTTATTATATTTACGTCTGCCTTTTGCTGTGAGGCCCGCCCCTCTGGAGGCGGGTCTCTTTTCGCCTCTTCCTACTGATAAACTGACGTTCTTTTTCTTTCGTGCCATATCCAAAAACCACTCTGTAAAGTATGTATAAAAGTATACAGCCAATAAACTGTACTTCTCTACCCTCAATAAAGATACTGGATGACAACGTCTTAGTCGTCCTATCTGTTGTTAAATTTGACTGAACCTGTTTCTCTCAGGTAACTACAATAAAATTTTAAGAAGTCGTCTAGCCTTATCAGACATAGGCTTTCGCCTGTCTTCATTCTATTTTTTCTATTAATTACTATAGGAACCTCTGGCGCATTTGTTTTTCCTATGTTACGTTCTGCTTGTCTCAGGGCATCATGGAAGTTCAGACGTTCAACACGTTTTGCTTCTATGAATATCCCTGGGACACCAAGAATATCTGCACCACCCGACATGTCTACGTAACCGCCACCAGATAATGGGGCTCTATGTGCTGTCTTCAGTCCTGTTTCTTGATTAATGTATTTGGCTAACTCTCTTTCGTAGTCGTCGCCTTTTTTCTTTTGTTTACTCAATCTTCGTACCCCAAATCTTTACGACAAGACTTACAAAAAAACCAATTCTTGGGTCGCTCTGTCGTATCTCTACATTTCATGCACGGCCTAGTCCACGTTTTTCCTTGGAAGTCACGGCGAACCTGATACTTGGCCCCATCGAACTCTTGCAAGCCTTCTCTTACAAGTATTCTTTTCAAGGTATCGACACAACAATTTAGGTGTTGTGCCATGTCAGAGTAAGTTTTAATTCTATGGTTTTGACGAAGCCAAGATAAGTCCGAGTCCGAGACTCGAATGTTTCTTGGCATATATCACTGCTCCTTTTTCCATGTATAGTATAACATTTAATACTAATAACAAATATTTACAAGAAATTTTTTTCTAGGTGTTGATTTATCCAGTCAAAAGTGATACAACGACTAAACGTTTAGTCTTTAAAAGGCGTGGTTGTAAACCACGCCTTTTGACTTAAGGCGTTTTTAGCGAAGTGAAAGTCGTTGTATCATCCTTAATACATGAAAAAATTAAATCTAAGACAAAAAGAAATTGAAGAAAAGTACAACTCTTGGAAGCGCAATCGTGACTTAGAGATTGAGAAACAGCGTGAAGAAAATAGGAAGCGCCACCCAGAAGTCGCCAAGATAGTTGACGAAATCAGACAGCACTTCCCTGATGCAAAAGTTACCTCGATAACTCCAACCAAAGACGAACCAAAGTAAGGGGCTTGCCCAGCTTATCAGCTATATGCTCGGCATCTAGTCCGTTCAGAGCCATCTCTTTTGCTTTTTGTTTTGTAGATTTGCTAGCGACGATACGCTTCTCGCCAGTAATATCGTTTGCGGAAAACCCCAGCCACTGAACTCTATCGTGTAGGTCTGTCCACTCACGAACCTTTCCGTACCGAACCTCCATCACCATGTACAGACGAAAGTTCTCAGGCAAACTTCCTTGCAGCAAGGGCCAAACAGGTTGGTCGTAGTTGCCATCATACAACGCAGCATTTTGTTTCGCTGTATCTTCGTCTTGGAATACCTGTGCTACACGTATCTGTGTTTCCAAAGTAGTAAGCTGATTCGTTGAGCCAGCTTCTCTCCCGATACCACTGTCACTTGGTTTGTTGCTGTGATGTATAAGTATTACAGACAAGCCAGAGTTTCTGAGCTTCACTGCGAGCTGGTTTACCTTTGACCATTCGTCTGAGCTGTTCTCTTGAAGCCCTGGATAAGCTGTTCGCAGTGTATCAATGACGACAACGTCTGGGTCAGAGAACTCAATCCAACCTTGCAGTTCCTGTAAGCCATCTCTGTTGTGCAGATTGATTTCTTTCTTATCAATAAACGGAGTCCAGATATTGAGTCTGTCAGCTGTATCAGAGTGTATTGATTTCAAGTCAATCAATCGTCTTGCAATGGTAGCCATGCCCATCTCGAAGTCCATGTACAAGACACGTGCTGGCTTGCCTATCTCGAAAGGGCCAAAGTATTTGTTGCCAGCAGCCAAAGCACCCATCGCATGTTGCACAAACAACGACTTGCCGTGACCACTGTATCCAAACACTTGCACAATCGTGTTGCTTGGAAGCCAAGGTTCTATCAGATACGTCTTTGCATCAGCTTCTTGTAACAGCTGGTCTGCATCCTTCATCTGTATAAGTCTGCGTGACCTAGCTTCGACTGGTTGGTTGGCATTTATGTATGGCTTATATATATAGTCACCCTTCTCATCGAATCTGTCAGGATGATTACGTCGTTCTGATTGTTCCATAGACAGAACGGTTGCTTCAAACTCACGTTCTGTTAAGGGCTCTTCAAAAAACTCATTCATAAATGCGTAGCCACGAAGACGTAAATCGTGACCCCAGAACCCCTCAAGTATGGATTCAGATATGTACCGCATCACACGTTCATTGCGTCCGTTTCCAAGACCAGATGGAATCTTCAGTGAGTTTGGAAAAGAATCACGGACATATTTGGCAGTCCTGTCCCACTCAGATATAAACTCGTCTGGGTCTAGTGGCATGACAGACGACAAGTCTAACTGCGAGAACTCAAAGTCTTTGCCGTCCATAGATGGTAAGATTGGTTTCCAATCCTTCCAAATTGGAAGGTCATCCCAATCCAAGCCCATACCTATTTCCCAACTGTAGTTTTTACTTGGAGGCAACAACGCATAAGAGCCGTCGCCTCTAAAGTCTAAACCATTTATGCGAGGCCAGTCGGAGCCCGTGCTGTTTACGCCAGCACGAGGCCCACGACGAACTCCGTCTTTGGGATGCTCGAAATATAAATGCACTCCTCTCTTCGTCTTGACTGTAAAAGCCGAGCGCATGCCTGTATTTATTGCCTGTTTGTAAGCTTCATCATTGTCGCAATCGACAACAACAACTCCACTTACTTCGCCTGTTATGATTGCAATGTCATAGTCAGGCCACTGTGTCCACCATTGGTCTACTTCTTTCTCAGTAGGTGGCTTCTCTTGATATTGTCTCCACTTAATAGCGGGTCTTTTAGCGTCTGGTTTGATTGGTATTACAGACCAACCTCTCTCAAGATAATCCAGCGCTGCTGCCAGTTTTTCGTTCATGTTCGTCTTCCTCAAAGTAATCGTTAAAGTCAATGTCTGGAGCATGCTCCTTTATTTTCTCAAGAACTTGGCTACTTATATAGCGTCGCTTCATCCAGCCGTATGGGGCAGTACGAACCACGCCAGTTATCTTAGCCACCGAAGACGCCCCACCCAAATCGGTGATGAGCTTCTCGATGTTAAGTCGCATTTTGTTCTCCTTTTGACTTGCATTAATGTATAATTTATACTACACCTATATTATTAATCAAGTCATCATTCATATAAATTGCTGATGACGCATTAAATAAGGAGGTCGTATGACTGATAGTTGGGACGTGTTTGACAAAACACGCAAAGATGTTGTCGCATCTAAAACGACACAGCGATTGGAAGATATGTCTGCCGAGCTGTATAAACTAAACCTTGAGAAGATAACCCTCGAAGAAAGAATATCTGTGCTAGAGGGAGACATCTCCAGATTATTTCCAGAAGAGTCAGGCTCACAGTCCAAGGAACTTGGATTGTATGAAGTCATTGTTTCTCGTTCTGAGAGATGGTCTTGGGATAAGGACGCTTTGGAAAAACATTTTGAGCAGAAACCTCTGCCTCATTATGTAAAGCGTAATCTCAGCATAGATAAAAGGGCGTTCACAAAGATGCCTTTAGAAACACAAAACGAAATCAAGTATTGCCTAACACGCAATCTTGACAAACCGAAAGTGAGGGTAGTGAAACATGTTCAAGACGTTTAGTACAAAAGACATAATGCAAGACGGGCCTACAAAGGTTCTGCTTTATGCACATCATGGGTTTGGTAAAACCTTTCAGTGTAGGTTCTATCAAACACGATATGGAAAAGGACTCATCTTATCAGGTGAGGCTGGTCTGAAATCAATCGAAGACGTGGACATTGATTATGTTCCGTTTACTTCATGGGACAAGGGGCATGACCCTGAGAACGGCAAGTATAGCTTCCGTGGTATTATGAAGATGATTGCAGACCCAGAGTTTGCCAAGCAAGGTTATAAGTGGATAGCCATTGATAGTTTGACAGAGATGTCAGATAGGTTGATGGAGCATCTCGAAGCCGAGCATCAGGGAGATAACAACAACTTCAAACTATATGGTGACAATTCACGGATTATGATTGGAGCCTTGAAGTGGATACGTGACTTGCCTTTGCATGTCTACGTAACGTGTTTGGCGAAGGAGGAGAAGGACGCTAATGATGTAACTCATTATTGGCCTATGGTGAAAGGAGCTTCTGTTGCAAAACAAGTTCCAGCTTTGTTTGACCACGTCTTATGTGGTGTGAGACGGACAGAGACAAACGATAAAGGTTTGCCAAAGGTGAAGAGATATATCGTTACGGACGAAGTGAGTGGGTGGCATGGCAAGACCAGAGACCCAAAGGGTGTACTGAAACCATTTGAACAAGTGGATGATGTCACTGAATTATTAACAAGAATGGCTACAGCCGAGGAGAAATAGTATGAGTGATTGGAACTTTACTAATCTTGACTTGTCTTCTGTCGAAGAAGGGTCAGGAAGCACACGCCTACAACAAGGTGTGTATACAGTGGAATGTAAGAACGCATCCATTGAACCCGTTGGTGCTACCAACAATCGTAAATTGGTTCTTGACTTCGATGATGTCGATGGTCAAGGTGATATAAGGGTGAACTTGAACATCAAGCACACCAGCAGTCAGGCACAAGAGATTGCCCTCAGACAGTTGAAATCATTTCTCGTCTGTGCTGGACACTCAACACCTGACAAGCCTGGGGATGTTGCGTCTCTGAAAGGATTGCAATGTAAAATCAGAGTCGGTTTAGGGAAACCTTGGACTGGTGACGATGGGGTGCAAAGACAGAGTTCAGAGGTCAAGTCGTTTATGCCTACAAAGGCAGACGCTAAGTCTGAAAAGTCTGACCCTCCCGCAGATAACAAAGACTTAGACGACGAAATCCCGTTTTAGTCACTAGCAAAGAAGGAGTGGAAATCCTCCCCACTCCTTCTTTTTTTATACAGGTTTAATATGGTCGAAGCACAAAAAATAATAGAAGCAATAGACGAGGGTTACGAGAAAGAGCCAAGAGAGAAAGCCAGAGATTACATCGGTGCATCTATGATTGGTACTGCTTGTGATGCTGAGATAGCATTTAGTCTGCGTGGGTTTCCAAACAATCCACCGACACCAAGATTGAAAAGAATATTTAGACTTGGTCACATTCTTGAAGACGAAGTCGTTAGAGATTTAAAAGTTAAAGCAGACGTCAGGGTCTGGGAAAAAGACGGACTGACTGGAAGACAACATACATACGAGGAGCTGGGTGGTCATGTCGTCTGTCACATGGACGGACACATACAGTTAGACGAAGGCAAGGAAGACTTGCATGTTCTCGAAATCAAAAGCATGAACGATGCTTCATGGAAAAAATTTCAAAAGGAAGGTGTAAAGAAATCACATCCTAGATATTACTCACAGTTACAAATGATGATGGGGATGTCGCAAATGCCGACATCTTTTTTTATAGCAATCAATAAGAATACTAGCGAATACCATTCTGAGATTGTGGATTATGATGACCTTGAGTTTATGTTCATTAAAGAACGGATTGAGAGGGTTTTACTTAACAAAGCGAGGAAGATTAGCAATGACGAAACAGATTGGAGATGCCGAGGGTGTTTTAAAAGGGGTGCGTGTTGGGGGCAAATTGATGTTCCCAAGTCATGCACGACGTGTAAGTTTGCAATCGCCAAGTCGGATGGTGACTGGCATTGCCAGAAACACGGACGAAGTGCCAGAGAACTGTGTAACTTTTACGAGCTTTATGAACCGTTGCCGAAGGGAAGCTGACATGAAGTATGAAGAGTTGGAAAAGAAATTTGTAACGTTACACAAAGAACGTTCCGAAGTTATGAAAGACATCGAGCATAACGAGAACGAAATCAACTCTATATTGGAACGCATTTCGAGAAGCAATCTTGAGAAGGATGACTTCGCAAAAGCCAATGATAAACGTAAGCATCTTCGCAAAGAGACTGTGGAACTTAACCACAAGAAGCGAGAGCTTGAAGCACAGATACAACTAATAAAGATGAGAATGAAAAATGAATAAGAAAAAATTTAATCGTACGTCATTTCTAGGTACGGCAGACCAACTTATCAATAGTGACAGAGCCAAAGTGTATGGGCCCGCAAAGAAGAATCACGAAGACATTGCTAAGATTTGGTCTGTGATTCTTGGTAAACAGATAACAGCTGAACAAGTTGTTATGTGTATGATTGGCTTGAAGATTTCACGGCTTATAAAAACACCAGAGCATGCAGATTCATGGGTGGACTTGTGTGCTTATGGAGCTATTGGAGGAGAAATAACAAATGAAAGTAATAGTAGAGAGCCCGTACAAAGGGCAAAACGAGGCAGACCGAAAAAAAAATAGAGAGTTCGCACGTAAGTGTATGCTTGATTCATTAAAAAAGGGCGAGAGCCCTTTTTTATCTCATCTACTGTACACGCAAGTGTTAGATGAAGACGTGGAATCAGAAAGACAAATAGGATTAGATGCTGCATTTAAGTGGTATGATGTTGCAGATTACGTTGTTGTCTATACAGACAGAGGTATATCGAAAGGGATGAAGCAAGGCATAAAGGTTGCCAGAGAACTGAACAAGACTGTTGAATACAGGTCTTTCAAATGAAGGAAGTATTTGTTTATAGCTTGTGGTTGCTGATTGTCCCAGACGTTGAGTCGTCAGAAGTAAAACTAAAAAGATTAGAGTTCACTAGCCATGCAAGTTGTTTGGTTATGGCTAACTTACTTGAACAAAAGAGAGACCCCATTGTACAGAAGAAGCAATGCAGAAGGGTCATCAAGTATCCAACAGACCAAGACAATAATAATAAGTAGTTTGTTTGCTAACCTGTTATTCGCTGAGTTCAAAGTGTGGAGCGTCAATGAAAGGACGTCTGCCCTCAGACCTACGTAAGTCTACGTAAGCGTTCATAGCTTCTTCCATTGTTCCATCCCATTCACGAATGTCTGGTATCTGCCAGGCAGCACCCCAACGTATTCCAACTCCTTCGTCTTGGGCTGCTTGTTTCATTGCGTCTGCAACGTCGTCGTACAAATTCAATTCCCAAGAACCCCTTGAGCCAAGATAACACATCAAGTCTACGGCATCACCAGTAAGGTGGCGTGACTTCATCGTCTTGGATGCACCTTTTGCTACCAGCTCCTCTTGTTCTTCTTGAGTTCGCAGACCACAAATAACTCCGAAGTCAATTTTCGTAAGGGTTATGGCTTTCATAACAACAAGTTTCATGCTGTCATTCACGCCTTCAAGCTTGCCGAGGCTTCGCTCTGATAATTTAAATGTCATTTAGTTAATCCTTTTTGTTTCTCGTATGTCCTGAGTGACCCGATTCCGAGCATGCCACCGAGGACGGTTAAAAGTGTACCCATATCAAATTCTGGTAGCTCTGGTATTTCTACGCCAGCTATTGCACAGGCAAACACAATTAGGTCTTTAATTATAAAATGGTATAGGAAGGCAAACGCACACGTCCATCCAACTGCTGGGCGCCAACCGCCTTTGAACAGCGAACCAGATGCAGCTTCAGCTTTGTTTACTTCTATTTGAGCGAGCGCTATCTGCTGGGCATGTTTTTCGGACATGGTGGCTATCTCGTGAGCCAACTTCGCCTTCTGGTCTTTGTCTTCAATAAATTTATCTAGTAGCCCTGTTACTGGGCCTATCAATGCTTGTATCATTTTCTACTCATCCATGCTGTTGTTCCCATATATGCGCCGACTATTCCAGCGCCTGATATATAGAATAGGTTACTAATATCCGCTAAAGCTTGTACTCGCTCTATTGGTACGAAAAACATCGCAAGAGTAAACGCACCCATTGCAACCAATGTGAACCTAGCCATGCGTAACTGTGCTAAATTTTTTCGTAATTCTGTCTCTGTCTCTTTGATAGTTTTGATATGAGAGAGTTCTTCGTCACTCACAATACCATCACCGTCCTCATCATACTCCGCATACTTTGATTGTTTTTGCAGCTTCTTCTGAGTCATCGTCTTGCCTTCAGTTCGTCTAGGCTTTTTGTTTTCTTGCCTCCGTCATACTCCCAGGCGTAACCACGATAGACCATCTCTTCATTTAAGTTCGTCTGTCCTATGTAAATCCACCCCAACATTCTACCATACTTGCCGTCTTTTTCTGTCTTAACTCTGAGACCTGAAGGCTCGCCGTCAGCAAGACGTCTTGTAAGAAATGCTTTTGCTTCGAGCCCCATCTGCTTTTCATCGAGGTCACGTGTTCTGCTTTCTGGTGCGTCGATACCAGCAAGACGTACACGTTCTTTCTTTGTAAGGCTGAAGCCAAGGTCTATCACCATGTCGACAGTATCGCCATCAACTACTTTGGTTATTTCTTTTATGGCGTACTCGTACATTATTTAGTGATGCTCCTTAGATAAGACTTGGAACCATCATCAGTTTCACCAGCAACTGCATCAACGATAGCTTCTTTAGCTGCTCTGTTACCACCGACAACTGGTATCCTGTTGGCAATTTCTCTGACTGCTTGTCTTGCTTTACCGCTTCCTTCTTCCTCTCCGATGCCAGCAAAAACATTAGCTACTGAGTTGCCAAGACCAAACGTTGGGCCAAGTAATGTTCCCCACATTCTTTCTCGTCCGTAAGCTCCGTTGTCTATTTGTTCAACTGCTGTGTGCATCATGTCTCCAATAAGACCAAGACCACCCATTACAATCAAACCTTCAACATACCAGCCAAGGAAGTCGTTTTCATCTCCATGTACTTTTTTGTCATAGCCTAGAGATTTAAGAATGTTTCTCTTTCTAACCTCTGGGGTTCTGCCTTCTTCACCACCACGTGACTGCAAAATATCTTTTGCTGCTAGAGTTCCCATACCAAATGTTGGGCCAAGAGTTGCGAAAGCTAACAGTGGGCCAAAGTTTCCAGAGTTTGCTTCCTTCAAGACGTGTCCTGTAAGACGTGTCATCATCAGCGGGAATGACTTGAGCTGGAATACAACTGCACCTATTGGTGTTTGAGCCCACATTGGTACGTCGTCTGCATTAGGCTGGAAGATAGAATCATCAGCGAATCTAATCATAGCCATCTTAACATGCTTGTCTTGCAAGACGTTTTTATCGCCAAGAGATTTTGGGTTCACTTCTGCCCCAGGCAAATACATCTCAAGACCATACATCTTCAAAGCTCTGTGTGCAGTTTTGTATGATGCTGGTTGCTGTGCGTAAGGCACGCCTTCTTTGAAGTTGTTAAATGCTTTCGTCTGCATCGCTTGAAAATAGTTGTAACCAGTTGCTGCTGCTATCTGTCTGTTCATATCAGTCCAGTCTGTAAGCAACGTGGCATTAAAGAAAGCGTGTGATGCCTTGCCATCAGGTGCGCCATACAGATGAATCATTCTTTCGTGAATGATGTTCTCCATAGCAACGCCTGTGTTTCTAATCGCTTGCCTCATCTCAGCATCTCTCAAGCTGTACATTCCTTTCATCCAAGACTTCATGCTTCCAGAACGGATGATTGGTAACATTAAGTCACCAAGAGATGTAAGAGTTGTATATGAAAGCAACGTGATGTTGTTAAAGAATCTTACATTCCTTGAGGCTGTTTGTATTGCTTTGCCTCCCATAGTTGTTAGGGGCTTCTTCATAACAGGCTTTAAAGAACGTTCGATAAAGTCATAGTCTTGTGGTTGCAACACTCCTGTTTTGCCTTTGAAGTCATCAAGAGCATGCACGATTGCATCAGCACGTCTCTTATATGTCTGGTTCATTCTGCCAGTGCGTGGGTCTATTGGAGCCACAGAATAAAGAAGTTGTCTTGCAGCTGGAGCGCCAGCACCATTGTGCGTATTCACTAACTGCTCTGCAAACTTAAGAGCTTCAGCATCACTGTTTGCAAACGGCATACGTATTACGTCTTGCAGAGTAAATGTTTCTCTCATGCCAGATGCGTTTGTTGCACTCCTATCAAACCTAAACTGTTTGTTTGTTGATAGAAGCTTTGCAATTCCTTGTATGCCTTCTTCAGCTACTTGCATGTAATCGTAAACAGCGTGGCTGTTGATACCAAGCTCGTCTACATGCGTCATCTTTCTTGAACTACCCTCAAAGTATTTAACCAGCAAAGCATCGAGGTCGCTCTCTAAATACTTCTCTAGGTCTCGAAGCTCGTCAATAAACTCTGGTCTATCAAGCTCAAGAACCCTTGAGTAATCAACGTTGTCGAATGTTGGGCTCCTTGTTGTACCCTTTACTGGAATGAATGTTCCGTCTGCACCGTCCTCATCATCTACAAGCTTCATCATCACGCCTTCAGCAAAGTCTTTTGCTTCTGCGTCTGTAGGTGTTCTTCCATTTAGAAGCGCATCTTTGTTGTAGTACCGTTGCAGAACTTCGACGAACTTATCCCTGTCCTTACCAATGGCTTTTGCGTTCCAAACTTGTGGGAAATAGTTTTGTCTATAACCAACCATCAAACCAGCATCTAGCATGGCTTGTCTTTCTGCCTCAAAAGCACCCCTAATTTGCCTGTAAACAACACGTTCTTGGTCGGTAAGAGCTGTCTCGTGACGGCTTCCATCTCCATAACGTAAGGCTTTTACAATCTTGGCATGAGATTTTGGTTGCTCTGCAATCTTGTCTGTAATTTTTGTGCCAACATTTACAGACTTCTTGAAGTATCTTTTCAAGCTTCCGTCAGAGTCAGGCAAGTCTCTCATTGCTTTCTGGATTGGGAAGTATATTCCAGCAAAGCGTTGGTTTAGATTAGGGAAATGGTTTTCATACCAATCACCCAGCCACCTAGCACCCATATCTCTTAAATTGTTAGACTGTGATTTAAGGAAACCAACAGGGCTAGACTTTCTAATTGTTTCTTCTTCGGCTGGTGTAAGCGTTCTCTTTCTCATAAGAGACATAAGAGCGCCGACATAGTTCGGGTCACCACCAGCTGATTCTAGTAGCTCTCCAAACTCACCAACAGGAATGTCGTTTATGCTGTTGAAGTCTCCGTCTTGAAGGCCTCTTGCCATGCTTCCCACAGCACCTTTTGGAATTGGGTTGCCTGTAGTTTGTGCATAGATGCCGTACTCCATATCATTAAACTCATCTGCGTCGATGTGTTTAATTTGATTTGAGTTAAACAGAACAGCTGTTTCGTGTTGAATACTTGAAGCGCCGTAAGTTCTGTTTACTTCGACGAACTCATCTCCATCATTCAAGCTATTTCTGTGTGTAGTTAAGAGACCATCATATCCCATCTCTTGTAACATATTGTTAAATTCTGCTTGAGCGCCTGTCTTACTTCTACCACCGAAGCGAACAAAAGCATCAATAACAGAGTTATAAATGTCTTCTCCAGTTCTTGGGCCAAACGCTCTACCATCTACACCTCGCATACTAAGAGAAGAAATCATCTCTGCTGGGACGTCTTCTTCGTTAAACTTTGCCATGAGAGCTTGCAAGAACGGGTCGTCTTCAGACTGATATACGCTTGTTGCTCTGAAGTCTGCTGGGCTATCTAGTTTGATAACTGTAGGCAAGACATCAGACTCAAACTCCATGCCATTCTTTTTCATGTTTTCTACTAGACCACGCTCAACCTGTATGAGTTCGTCTAGCTGTTCTTTAACAAGAACTCTCTCGTCTGCAATCTCCCGCTGCAAGTAAGCATCTGGCTGCAAAGACGCATACTGTCGTCTTAGCTTGCCAATATCACGTCTTACCTGTGTTAGCTCGTAAGCATCCCAGTGCAAATCTTCTTTGATAATGTCTGAAAGGTTTGACTCATCTATCGCATCAACCATTGCATTGAACGTTGGTGTCCTTGCGTACATTTGTGATGCAACAAAAGGATTTTCTGTTACGTAAATGCCAGGGCCGTACAGTCCAATCTCAGACGGACGCATTTGCACGTTTGGATTGTTTGCTTTCTTTAGTTTGTTACCACGTGGTGTCCCGTGATAGAAGAACAGTGGCATTTGGTTTGGCTCATCAAAGCCGTATCCACCTTTTACAAACCTAAGAATCTTTGTCTTCTTGTCTTTTGACATAGACATGAAGCTGTCATGTGCATAATCAGCTGCATAACTTGGGTGCGTAAGATACTTACCCTCTAGTGAACCCGCCAGTGGTCGAGCAGCATTGTCTTCAAACATGTCGCCATACATGGATACACGTCTGTAAGCGTTCTTAACGTCTTGTCGACCAATCTGACCATTAGCAATGTAAGAAGAATACTCTATGGTTCTGTCGATTGCTCTGTCGAGAACGGCAATGTTAGCTATGTTTTGTGTGTCGCCAGATATGCTTAGTTCGAGAATGTCCTCACGGGTAATGTCTTCTTTCATGTAGCGTGATATGGAATCTCCAAACCATTCATTAGCTAGCATCTCATCTCTAGTCATGGAGTAGTAACCTTCGTACTTACTTCCATGCTTGGCAATGACTTGAGCTTTTGCTGTGTCATCGAGAGCATCGTAAGCAGCCCTGATTACATCCATCTCGTCTTGTGGCAACGCACCAGAACGAATAACCATTTTGTTTAGTTCTGTAATACCGCTGTCTACGTCTTCGCCTTTGTTCAAAGCTGTAGCTAATCGTCTTACTGTGTTCCTAAAATTCTTAAAATCTGGAAGGTTGTAGTTTCCAAAAGCACCATCGCCAGTTACAGCATAGTCTCCTCTGCCAAGACGAGCCATGATGTCCATAGTAATCCTGTTGGCGTTTTGCATAGTGCCATAGGATGACTTGTTAAGAATGTTCATCATCCTGTATGCAATAGTTCTGCTGACCTGTTGCATCTCTGTGTCTCTGTGCGTGATGTAAGACAACATCTCTCTTACAGAAGCACGAGCAGCAGAAGGTATGCCGTCGTTTCTAATGACACCTTTGTTGTGAGCTATCTCTGTGGCAATAGCCATCTTTGCCTTTTTAAACTTAGGCTTCAGTATAGCTGCACCACCTTGCGACTTTGCACGCTTGTTGTTTGCACGTCGTACGACTTCAGCATAGGCTTCATCTACCCTAGCTTTGTCACCTACATGCAGAGCGTCTAGCAGTTCTGACTCAAGAGCGTCACCACTTAGCTTAAATGTTTCACGTGAAACACGTACTTGCTTGGCTGGTGCTGGCTGAGATTTAATTTTGTTTACAATCTCTACACCAATTTGGTCACCATACTCTGTGCCTTTGTGCTTTCTAAACAAGGCAAGCAAATCGTTAAGCTTCTTACCCTTAACTGATTCGGCTGAGTTCTGATTGATTGCTGGTGTATTCTTTGCAGTAACCCTTGCTCTGCTGTTCTTCTTTGTTTTTGCAACTTGCACAGCTTCGTTAAGGGTTTGCTCCTTGATTCTTTCGTTCTTAATCTTTGTGTTCTTGGCTGTCTTACTTGGCTGAACTTTACCATTTGAACGTACTGGAGGCTTGTTAGCCATATCTGGCTTAGAACCACCAATAAGATTAGTTGTGCCTTCTTTTTGTTGATACACAGCGTTAAGCTGCTTATCAATCATGCCAATAAGGTTTTGCGTAGACGAACGTCTGTTCCCTATATTTTCTACTTTTACTGATGGAGGCAATCCTTGCGCTGGCTTGAAAGTCCCAGCGTACCCGTTGTAGTAAAAGTCTTTAAGTTGTTCTGCAACTTTTTCTAAGTCTGCCTGGGTAGAGAAGTCGCCATAATTACGAACATCAAACCCGTCGTCTGTGCCGTACTGTCTTCCGTCAATCATTTCATCGTAGTTGTTGATTCGGTCACGAATAAGTTTGACCATGCCTCTTCTGCCAGCTGCACCTTTTCTCAGTGGAGAGAATATAGCAGCGTCTGCCCCATCTCGTGCTACCACTTTAGAATTTGGAACCATCTGCAATAAAAGAAGTTGTAGTTCTTTATGAGCCTCTACAATAGCTTCTGGGCTATCACGTCCGATTGCGCTTTCAATGTCTTCTTTTACAATTTGCAGCTGTACGAGACGTTTTTGTATATGTTTTCCAATTTCTTTTTTGGGTTCACCATCAACGCCAAGACGGAATGTAACTTCTTCTTCTACGTCAGGAATAATTTTAGCGAAGATAGGCTCTAGGTCTGGGTTTAGTTCAGCGCCATAGTAGTACCTGTCAAAGATACCTTTGACGTACGTAGCAATCCTTTGCCAAAACTTCTCTGTAGCCAAGTCTGGTGAGGCTTTCTTTCGAGAGACCCACATTTCAAACTGCTCTGCAAAGTATTCTTGTGGGCTTGTAGGTTGCCTCACAACATAGTCAGGTCGACCTTCTTTGCTAATTGTTTGGTTCTGAAGGTAACGTGACTCATCTATAGAACCAGAATCTACACGACCTCCCTTGTAGTGTGTCTTAGCTATATTCCAAAACTGAGCCCTGTCTTCTGGTGTCAGAATGTTTCTGTAAGCCCAGTGACCAACCTCATGGTACAAAACGTTTATTGTGGGAGTAAGCTGAGTCATATCAGTGCCACGACCCTGACCAGTCCTCATGGTTACAGCGTTATCTCTTTGTGTGTAATAACCTCTGTATGCCCCGATAGTATCTGTCGTCTTGCCTCTGATTAGAGGAGCCTTGTCTGGGTCTCCTCCAAGCATATCAATAAGTCTTTTAGCCCCAGCAATCTCTTCTGATGAGTGACCAGCAAAGATATTCTCTATAGCCAGCTTTGCTTCTGCCCTTGTTTGAACAGGCTTGTTTACACCATCAGGTGCAATCTTAGCCATAAGGTTTTCAAGGAAAGCTATCTGCTCAATACGTGCATCCATTGCACTTTCTTTTACAGGCCAGCCCCCCATACTGAGCTTATCTTCCATAACCATTAAGGTTCTGCCAGTGATGGCATTTCCCTTTAGCCCATTGGCTCCACGGAAACCCATATCACCAAGGATATTGTTTACAATGGCTACTTCTGCTTCACTTAGCTCAAGTTCTTTTTCATTAAAATCAGCTTCATCCATAGGCTTTTTGATAACGTCTTCACGTGTTTGCCCTGGGACTTCACCAGAAGGTAAGCTTTCAAACAACTCTTGTCTTGCACGTAACGTCTTGGCTTCTGCATCAAAAGGTGCGTACTTAATTTCCCAGTTTGCTGGGTTTGAGTTAGGCCCACCTTTTTGACCGATAATAGCTTCTATGCCTTTGCCTTCGCTGATTTGCTTTTGGCTAATCATACGAACGTCAGCAGCATTGTTCTTTGAGCGAACAATTAGTTTTTTACCAGCACTTGTTGTTGGTACGTCTACAGTTGCTGAAGGCTCTTCAGGTACACCAGCACCTTTCTTTTGAAGTGCTTTTACAGTTCTAATAAACTTGTCTGTATCTCCGTCAGCCTGTAAATCAGCAACAAGCTTCTGAACAACCTCGTTAGTAATTGTTGGTGTTTCGTCTGTAGGCTGTTTCACTTTCTTTGTTGATTTCTTACCGATGTTCACACCACGTGTTTTCATCAGGTATTCGTAGCTTACAAAGCTTCTCTTTGTTACGCCGTCTGCAAACAAAGTAGTGCCAGCTTTTACACGAACTTTTCTTCCATCTGGGCCTATAGCTGTTTCGCCACCAGAGATATACTTAACGACATCTGGCCCTTTGCCAGATGTTGCTTTGATAATAGCTTCTTCTTTTGCAAACTCGTTTGGCTTTACGTTTACTGAACTCTTACGAAGCATAGCTTGGATACGTCCACGTGTATCTCTACCAGCAGTTTCGTAAATGCTTTTGTTGTCGATAGACTTTTGAACAGAACGAACGAGTGATTCAGTCTGTGTCTCAGGATTGTCTCTTGCGTTGAGAACTTGTCTCTCTGCAAGTATCTGTGCTGTTTCTTTTGAAAACTCAGGGTTACCCTCTTTAGGGTCTCGAATCTTTCTAACGAGTTGACGTATCTTTTTGAGTTCTGTTTTTGTAAAAGCTTTATCGCCTGTAGCCATACCGCTTTTGTTGAACTCATCAAACAATGCCAAGATGTCGTCTGGGTCAGACCTGTAAGCAGCTTTGTCCTGGGACATAACCCTAATCAAAGCTCTAAGACTGTTCTCGTCTACGTCAATGTCCTCTCCAATAGTTTCAAGAAGCGTGTCCAAATCTCTTTTCACTTGTTGCGCATAAGACGATTTTGGTTTGTTCTTTGCAGCATTGATTGCTTTGTTTACTTGTCGTTTTGTAATACGCCCAGAAGCAGATGCCTCCGCTGCTGGAATATCTTTCGGGTCGAGACCAGCTGCTAGAGCCCTACCTCGTGACTCGCTATCAATAATAATTTCGTCTGTCTTAGCTTCTGGTTCTGCTGTAACTGTAGTTTCATTTGGTTCAGGTTTTTTTGAGTCCATCATTTCTGTGAACGCTTTTCTGTCCCTAGCCAATGATGCGCTTGCTGTTACCTCGCCAACAGTGTCTCGTGTAAACTTACCATCCCTACCAACAGAAATTTTCCCAGCTGCAAAGTCAGCTTCAAACTGTTCTTGGGTGTATTCTTCGTTAAACCTTGATTGTATTTTTGTTTTCTGCGCTTCGTTTCTGAAGGGCATGTCATCGAATTTAACTTCGACAGTAGCTGTAACAGTCTCGTCTGCTGGTACAGTTTCGGTTGCAGTAGCATCAGCCTCTGGAGCTGTACCTTCTGTACGTCCTTCGGGTGCTGCTTCTGTGGTTGTAGTGCCTTCTCCAGTAGCTTCAGTGGTTGTTGTTTCTGTTTCTACTGGGTTTGCGTCAGCAGTGTCGCTTGGCTTTGCTCTATACTGCTCAAGAATCTCGTTGATTTCAGATAGATTGAGACCGCCCTTTGTTGCTCGTCTAAACTTTGAGTAGTTTCTTTCAAAGATTGCACGACGCTTCTGAGCTTGAGCCCTCAAGTTAGGATTGTTTGAGGCTTCAAGCTTGCTAATTTCTATTTGTTCTGCTTTTAGGTTTTCGCCAAACTCTCTAAGTGCAGCTAGTTCGTTTAGGTTTACTTCTGTTTCTGCAACAATGTCTGGGTCTACGCCGTCGTCTAGCTGACTATCGAGTAGGTCTTGCTCTTCTTTGTAAAAAGTTTTGATTTGATTGATTTTCTCATCAATCTCAGCTGTAGGTGACTCTGTGGCTGTTGTTGTTTCTGTTGTTTCTGGTGGGCCAAGAAAGGCATCAGTATCTTTTGACGCTTCAACAAGTTCATCAAAACCAGTAACACCACGTGCTGCTACAGTGTCTGCAATCTGCTGACCTGTAAGACCTTTGCCTGTGAGTTCGTCTACCTGTGCTGCTGTTCTATTGACTCCACGTCTTGCACCAATAAACGCTGGTACTGGGCCAAGAACACCACCACCAATAATTCCACCAGTAGCACCGCCAATAACTGCGTCTTTTGCAACTCGACCAAGACTTACTTCGTCTTCTAAGCCAAGCTGTACATCTCTGATTTGATTTGCTGTGCTGATTACACCTTCTGCAAGCGCACCGATTCCAGCCTCTTGAACACCAGCAGTAATAATACCAGACTTAATTCCAGCTTTTGTCGCCTCTCTTCCAGCTGTGCCAGCTAGGTATGCTGCTTTGGCTACATTTGCAGCTTTCCCGTATGCACCAACAACTGGAATAAGGTTTACTGGGTCAAGAATAATAGCTTTTGCAATGTCAGGGGCAGCAGAAGCAAAGCCTCGACCACCTTCTTGCCAAAACATTGGAAGCTGACGCCATGCTTGCTCAAGACGTTTTGCTCTTGCTCGTGTTTCTTTGCTTTCGCCAGCAGTATAGGTAGCACCAATCACCGCACCAGCAGTGTTAAGGTCTCGCCAAGTGGCGTCTTCGTAAAACTCGTCTAGGTATTCTTGGTCTGTAGAAAAATATTTTCCGTAGTCTGCGTAATATTTACGCAAATCTGTAAGGAATCGTGGGTCTTTTGTGATTTGGTCGGGGGATACGTTAAGGTATCCTACGTCTGTTGCACCCTCTTCTTGTGGTGCAAATGATATGCCGTCATAGTTTGTTTGGTTTGCCATTCGGTACTCCAGTTATCCGATAGGGTTAATTTATATTATTGCTGTATTACAGTCGTCCTATAAGTCATCCCCGTTATTGTTTTGTGTTATCCATTGAGAATAATAGGTGTTGTAGTATCGCTTGATAAAGGACACAGGGTCTTGTTGAAACTCTTGATACTGGCTTGAATCTAGCTTGTTAATTATATCTCGTTTTATGTTTCGTATATCCATAAATTGCTTAACCATTTTTTGTCTCTGTCCTTGCTGCCTTGCTATAACAGTAGGAATGTTAGAGTCTCTAAGAGTCTTTTCTTGGCTAGTTATATTATCAACAAGAGTAGGTGAGGTTGGTGTGTTTTGTACTTGTCTTTCAGCAATGGCAATCTGCTCTGTGATTTGCTTCATTAAAGCATCTTTCTCAGTATTGATGCCATTCTGCCATCCTTCTACGGTTGTTCTATTCCAGCCAGGGGTTCCAGCAGTAATCCACCTGTCTTTACCTTGAGCATATCTAAATGCAGTTCTAAAGCTTTCGGCAGTAACTTGTTGTAGTTGATTAAGACCAGCAGCAACACCTCTAAGGGCTCTAAGCTTCGCAGTTGCGTCAGTCTCTTGTAATGCACTGGTTAGTGCAGCTTTGGCTTCTTCAAACTTTTTATTGTACTGTGTCTTCTCGTTAGTGAACCAGTTTTCAAAAGTCTGGTCTCCGTCAAAGTCGCCAAGCTGTTTTCTGGTAAGGTCTTGCGTGTACTCAGTAGCTTGTTCAATCGTTGTTACGCCACGTGTGTTCTCAAGGATTGCATTTGCTCCAGCGAGCAAGGCGTTGTAATCATTGCCTTCATCTTTGCCAACTCTCTTAAAATAGTCAGACAACAATGATAATGTATATGAATTACTTAGGTCATATTTCTTCGCTAGTTCGGCTGCAACAGCGGGTGCAGCAGTAGCTTCCCCAGAAGTTGCTGGATTGATTTTGTTTTTTTCACCACCTGTAAAGAAGGTGAAAGCAGAGTCTTGGCTTTTCTTCAGAACTGCTGCTGGTACGCCAGCTACAGCTATGTCGGCTTTTGATTTCTTTTCGTTATGTAGAGTGTCTTGGTTGTACTGAGCTTCTATCGTTAACCCTTTAACGATGCTGTTAAAAGTTTCTTTTATTGCTGTCTTTTCGTCGTCACTAAGAGTTGTGTAATTATTTAGAAGATACTCTTCCATAAATTCTTTGGCTGCATTAATATCCCCTCGTGCAATAGCCACTTTGACTTGAGGTACTTGCTGAACATCATTAGCGAACGCAATCTTAACTTCTTGCACTCTTTTGTTTTTGTCGTAAAGTCTATCCTCATCAATTTTTTTTCTAATCCTGTCAGATTCTTTCTTCATTTCTGCAAGGACTTTGTTTACTTCAGATTGGTCTATCCCAAAGTTTATTGCGTCTGTTTTAAAAGCTTCAAACGCTTCATTAACATCACGTCCCTCTTCCATAATTGGTCTAATCTGGGCAAGAAGGTCTTTCTTTTTGTTGTATAAATAATCAGCACTTTCCCTCGATAGCTGTGTTTTTACACGCTGAACAACGCTATTAATCAAAAACTTAGGAACACCAAGGGCTTTGGCTGCATCTTCCACGTTAACCTCTCCATCAGTTGTACGAATATAATCTACAACTTTAGGAACCAAACTAATCGTTCTGTCTTCTCTTACTTTTCTAATTCTGTCTGGCGTAAGTATCTCACTAAAATCAACACCACTCTGTTCTTCTATGTCTTTTAAATAATTTTTGTATTCGTCAGTAAAAATCCTGTTTGCTTCCTCGTCTTCTGTAAAAATCTCTCCTGTAAAACCACGAGCTAAAGCATCACCCATGTTAAGCTGTGTGTTGAATAGATTTAATTTGTTTGTAGCAGCAGCCCTTGCGTCTGCATCTTTTTTAGCTTGCAGTGCTTCAGCATTACGCTTGCCAATAATATTCAAAACGTCTGCACTAGGCATACCACCAGCAAGATAGTTTCTGCCAGCAGCAGCTTGGTCTACAAAAGACTGCATTTCCATAGGCGAAGCGTATGGGTTTGACTGCCTAAATTCGTTAAAAGCTTTAGCCAACTCAAGACGTCTACGTTCGTCTGAGTTCATTTGCTTGTTATAGCCAGTCCCGAATCCTACAAAATCTACCATTCCCTACCTCAACTACCTGTCAGGTTATTAAAAAATTTATTAAATGATTGGTCTATGCTGTAGAACAGACCATCATTTTGTTTTACTCCACTGCCTGGGATTACTTTGCCGTCTGCATCATACTGATACTTCATTCCACCAGCTTGCGATTGGTCGTTTACAAACTGACCAAAAGACTGACCAAAGTTTTGACCAGCTGTTGTTGCTCTGTTTTGCATGTTCTGAGCGTACGTACCAAGCTGGCTCATCATCTGATTACCTATACTTGTAGCGTTACCAAGATAGTTTGAGCTGTCGAGACTTAATGCTGCTGGGTTGAATATGCCAGACTTAACACTAAAGCCCTGGTTAGTAGCCAAGCTTGTAGGTCTTGAGTAATTAGCTAGACTCGATGTCATTAATGCTGGGTTGTTATATATGGCACTGCCAATCGCAACAGGAGCCCTGAAGTCATTAGCGCTGCTGATGTTTCTGTTTATGATTGATGACGGTATCATTCGTGCGTAATTGTATCCAGACAAGGCGGATGGTGCGCTTGGAAGATTAGCTAGTTGCTGTAGTCCTGTGCCAGCTATACCAGCAGTCTCTGCAAGCAATTTGCTTCTTGCATCCATAATGTTGCCTACGTTTGTACCAAAGACTTGCTCTCTTCCAGAGATGTATTTTAGTGCGTCATCATAAGCTGAGTCTCTAGCTTTTGAATATTCATTTGCAAGACGTGCTGCAATGTCACCACGAACTGCTGTGCCTTTTGTGCTGTCATCCATGCCCTGGCGTATAAGACCAGCTTCGCCTACAGAAGCTACCGCTTCTGCTGCTCGGTCTACGTCTGCAATGTTTTGTGCTGTTCGCTTGTCTATTTCTTTTTGTATGTCTCCTTCAGATACGGCTGCTGGAATAGGGACGTAACCAAGCTGCGAAGCAGTTTGGTTTACAGCGCCTTGTAGTCCAAGTATCTGATTTAGTATTTGGTCACGTACAGCCATACCTTCGGCACGTTCGAGACGTGCTTGGTCTTGTGCGTCAAGAGCCATGTTTACAAGGAAGTCACGCTCTATCTGTGCCGTAGCCCTGTCTTGTAAGAAACGTCTTAGCTCTTCATCACGTTCACCAGCTGCGGTTGACCTAGCTAAATTAAGTTGTTGTATAGCAAAAGCCCGCTCTTGCTCACTAATGTCCTGTCCTTTTAGGAGTTGTTCTAGTCTAAATGTAGAAAGACGTGCAGCTTCTTTGTCTTGAAGAATCTGTCGTTCAATATCTGCTTCTCTTTCTTTCAGCAAAGCCCTCTTAAAGTTGTCCAGCTCAGACATTTGGAACTCACGTTCCTGTCCAGCAAGCCTCCTGTTAAGAGCTTCTATCTGTTGTAGGTATTGGTTTTGTTCTCTGCGTTCTCTACGAGCATCTTGTGCCAACATAAAGTTAGCGTTTTGGAACTGCCTTTGCGATTCCATTTGTTGCATCTGCAAAGACCTTGCAGCTGCTGCGTCCTTTGATGCTTGGTTTGCTGCGTATAAGTTACCAGCTAATCCTAATATTGCGCTAAATGCCATTTACTAACGCCCCTATACACTTATAACCCCTAAGTTTTGACTAAACGCTGAAGGCAAGTTTGCTAATGCTCCCAGCTCTTCTTCGTCGCCACCTTGAGCCAATAGATTTAAATATTGCTCTAGGGTTATTGGGTCTATCTGAGCGAAGTTCTGAAACTCAGGAACACCTGATGCCCCTATTGATGCAAGTAAGTCTTGCTGTGCTTGTCCTGACCTAGCAGCAACGGCTTCTGCATCTGTTTCAAGTCTCTGTTTTTCAGATTGTAACCTTTGTTCAGCTGCTGCAATTTCATCCAATGCTTGCTGTGCGTTAAATAAATCTACCTGTGCTTTTTGTTCATCGAAAGCTGCTTGAGAACCAGTTAAGTCATCAAGCCCATAGAAAGATGCGTTGTTAATGTCTTCAACAAGCTGTTGTGCTGCTGTCTCAATCTCTGAACGCTTGGTTGCTAAGTCTGCAAGACGAGCATCTACTTGTTCGAGGCCCGCAGTAATCTCACCACCTATGTTACCAACTCTACCACCAGAGAATTTAGCAAGCTCTTGCTGAAGTTTTTGTAAGTCTGTTTGTCTGCCAGTTATAGCGTCTTCGTCTGATAGAGCAATGTCGCCAATACCTGTGCCAGCTGTTTGTACCCTTGAAAGAATATCGTCTAGTGCGGTTTGTCTTTCGCCCTGTAAACCAGCCAACGCAGTTTCTGCGTCTGTAATAGCGCCTGTAGCTCCTGAGAAATCAAATGGTAATTCGGATGAGAACCCAGAAATTTCATTTTTAAGGTCACGTATTTGGTCATCAATACTGTCTAGGATAGCAGCGCTAAACATATTGCCACCTTCGGCAGCTTGCTCAACGTTACCAGCTTGAGATAAGAAGTTTGCTTTTGCGTTTTCTAAACGTGCAAGTTCTGCAACTCTTTCACTTTGTAGGTCTTTAACATCACCTAAAACATCACCTAGTTCGCCTAGCTGGTTTCCAAAGTTAAAGCCAAGCTCAGAAGAGAATCTTCCAGCCTGTCTTTGCCTGTCTTCGATGTCATCAATAAGGGACTCAATGCCAGCTTCATCTGCGATTCCAAGGTTATCGAGTCTGTCAAAGTAGCTATCGACGTCAGTATAAAGTGTGTCACCAAATGTACTGATTCTATCAAGCTCTGTTTGCCTCTTGCCTTGGAGGTCTGCAAGACCAGCAGTTAGTGTGTCGTATTGATTCTGGAAGTTAGAGAAACCCCCTGGCATAAACTGACCCATGATGTCAGACGAAAACCCTTGCTTCTGCAAGTTAAGGTCTGACAACTGTTTCTCTAGCTGGTTCATAGACGCAAGGTCTGCAATTCCTAGCTGACCCAATGTAACGCCCATACCACCTAAACCTTGGTTTAAGCTTTGACCAAAGTCTGTAATACGTTGTTCTTCTGCTGCCCTGTCTGCCTTTAACTGGTTAAGAGTGTCAGCAAGACTACTGATGTTTGATGAAAGAGTATCATAATCAGCTGTAGAAAATTTATTTAGGTCTGGGATGTTCGTAATACCAATAGGCCCATATTCTGAGCCAACGGATGACTCAAATATTGGCTTGTCTATGTCTGTATCAAGACCACTTAAAGCAGTAGCGAGGTCACTTATCTGTGGGGAGTACACATCAAAGATGTTCTCGTTTACATCTGTCGTCGTGGGGTCATCATACAAATTAGATATATTTGCACCAGAGAGCGCACTCGAAAGATTATCGTACTGGCTTTGAAAACCGCCTAGTGCCGTGTTAAATGTATCTACGGCAGTGTTGTAAGCTTCAGCTTGCTCGCCGTATTTCTTTTCTGTGTCCTTCCTGATTTGGCTTTTTTCAGCTGTGTAATCAGGTGGTGCTGGACTTCCTCCGCCTTTACCCATTTTTTCTAGGCCTCCCTCTCTTTCGTTTGATACCATTTTTCGGAGTCTTCTTTGAGGATTCCGTAGACGACTCCGTCTTCGCTGCCGTGATAGTTACGTAGTCGCCCTTCTTCCTTGAAACCAAGCGCCTCAAGAAGTCTACGAGATTTTTTATTTGATTCTTTAGCCAACGCAGAAATCCTAATACAACCGCAAGTAACCCACGTATAGTGGAAGAGAATACGGAGTATACGCTTTTGCCACATACGAGCATTGGTCGATACAACACTGACGTGAATATCGTTTTTAGTCCACTCGCTAAAGATGACTGCACCGATAAGTTTGTCGTTAAGTTCAAATCCAAAACATTGAGGGCTGCTCCAAGTAATCCCTTCAAGGTGCTTGCTAGCCCATTTTGAAATTCTTTCATTATCATGCGTTATTACCTTTATCATACATATTAACTCGCAATCACACTCACAGCCATAGTTACTTCAAGTACGCTTGCTGAAGAGTTGTTGGTTACAATAAATTCTATTTTCTTTGATGAAACTGAAGCGTCAATTTCAATCGGTGTTCCTAATGCTGTTTCAGAAGGTGTAGAGCTAGCACTAAGTGTGCTACCCAAACCAACACCATCTACAGATATTTGCACACTACAAGTACCTGATGTGGTTCTGACTGCTATGCCGTCTATTCTAATCTTTTGTTTAAATATTCTTTTTACGCCGTATGTCTGGTTTGCAGCTGTTCCTACTTCAGTAAAAAAACTGTCGGTAGAAAGAACGGTAGGAAGTTGTGTGGAAGGCAACCTACCAGTTGAGTCGAGAGACGCCACACCGTTTGCTGCACCTTTTTGAGTTACTGGAACAACGGAGGAAAGGTCGACTGTTCCGTACTCAAGAGCCGTCCCTGTACCATTTACCTTCACAAACTGACTTGCGTTAGCTGATGTAAAGGTCGGGAGAGATGATTCAGGAGACGTCTTTAAGAACTGCGTACCATCAAAAAACTTTAGCTGGTTTGGTGTTTGTGATGTATCAAGAAACAAATCACCAGTTGCTGGAGCTGATGGGGTAGAGCTAGACACTGTAAGTTTAGCTTTTGCAGTAAGGGCTGCTGACAAACCATTTACTTTTGCTTGTTCAATGGCGTTGTTGTCTATTTTAATTTTAGCTAGCTGTATAAGGCCACTGTCAGTGTGGACAAAATCCTGTTCAAACATGTGACCTGTCACAGCTTGAACAGATGTGTTCTCAACTGTGATGATTGTTACAGTGTTTCCTGATGGAACAGATGAGTTGAATGTCACAGTATTTGTTGTTGCAGATGTGGTGTAGTCATTAGCACCACCTTCTCGCATAAGAATACCGTTCTTATAAACTTGTAGCCTTGATGTTGAGTCGTGAACAAAAGCAAACACAGCTTGGCTTCCTGTTGTCACAACATCTGTTCTTGTGAATCCTGTTATAGCTGTTGACCTAATCTTGTAGATAGAAACAACATCTGCATTAGACAGCGCACTGTTAAATGTAACTGCACCATTACTACTAGTGCCAGCAGTTGGACTGCTGACATAGTCAAAAGAACCACCTGTTCTTTTTAGGATGCCGTTTACGTATACGAGAAGTTCGTCTGTAGCTGAGTGAGCATAGTCAATAACTGTTGTTGAACTGCCAGATATGACAGTGTCTTGTCTTGAGTGAATAATTGGAGCCCCAATCTCACCAACGGTTGCTCCAGATTCACCACGTAATTCTGCTGCCGAAACAAGTGTTATGTACCCAGTTGTGTCGTCTGCGTATGTTCCAACCCTGTATTGGATGTCACCACTAGCATCTCTTCTAAATTCGATTGGGCCTTGCCATGTGCCTGTGCTACTAAAAATTGTTTGTAGCAATTCACCGAGAGTATTATCGCCTAGTTCTGCTGCATTTAAGTAGCGAAATAAATTCTCAAATTCTGTATTAATGTTTCCAGAAGAGCCGTAGTTCTGCGGAAACTGTTGTCTAATTCTTGCCATTATGTCCTCACTACTACTGCAAAACCAATAAGTCTAAGCAATCCGTCACCCCCTTCAGTTTTAAACTTATACTGGGCTGCTCTGTACCTATGTTGCCATTTTCTTTCATATTGCCTTGATAATGGCACATCTTGAAAGTAGTTGTCGTCCGATGTGTCGTCTACTTCCATAAACATTGTACCAATAAGCCTTCCTTTGTCGTCTTGAGCTTCTACAGATACCTTTCCCTTGCCAGCCATCTGCAAAATTATGCTCGATGTTTCTTTTGTATCCTCTAAACTACCATGCCAAAGAAGGGGTGTCGTCACTGTTAGTTCAGGAGTGATAGAATTATCTTTAGATTCTTCTACCTTCAATACTTCAAAAACACCACCAGTTGTACCAAACAAAAGTTTTCCGTTAAGAAATGCACCGCACCTAGAGTTTAAAAAGGTTCCTGTACTAAACTTTGGTTGTGGCTGACCGCCTTCTGGGTTCATGGCTAGAGTTAATCTAGTACACAAAAACCCTCCAGCTTGTGGGAAAAACAGATGATATTGAGCCGTGTCTTGGTCAAATACTGCACTAATTTGTTCTGGGTCTTCCACAGACTCAAATAGTTCTCTGTATAGAATATCAATCTTGTCTGAAAGGCTGTAAGAATAAACAAGAATCCCGTTATCTTCTGAACGCTTAATTGAGTGTATACCAGACCTTGAGCAGAACAATAGGTCTGTTCCAGCGTTCACAATACTGTTGTGAGACGCACAGCCAATATTGATGTTTGCATTATCATCAACAAGCCAGTTGTCTATACTTGGGTCTATCTTAAATATGATAGCTCGGTCAGCAGTAAATACCGCCAATCTGTTTTGCTCGAAAGAACCAAGACCAGTTATCTGGTCAGCTGTTCCAAGCAAGTTTGCAATGTCTATGAACCCAGCTCGCAAGACGTTTGTTGATGCTGGGTCTTCGTCTTCAGGAAAAATCTCGTCTTGGTCTACACGACTCAGGTGTACTTGTGTTTCTCTACCTGGGATTCCAGCTATCACAAGACGTCTTTGCACAGACGTAAGAAACCCTGGTTGCAAGTTGTTTATTGATGGCGATTGGTTTCTTGTAAAGTTTACACCATCATATCGGTACATTGGCCTTGCTCTTGCAGCCAACTGTACTGATTGATTGAATACTGTAGTAGAAACTATTGCTGCTGTTGGGTGTACATCTAGTAGTTCGTGGTCTCTATCAGACTTGAAGTTAAGACCAGAGCCTGTTTGCTCTACCCATAAAGCTTCGTCTTTACCAAAGAAGCGAATGTGGTTTACTTTGAACTCACCTTTTCTAAATACAACTGATGCGTCACGAACTATTTGTCCACGCCAGTCTGCCGTGCCGTTGATAATCTGATTAAGGTGTTGCTCCTTACCAGTATCTAAAGAGGTTATGTCACGAGAGGTATCAAGACCTTGAAAGTTCTCGTAAGCAAATACCTTGGTTTTTACCCCACTTGGAGACTTGATAGTGCTGGACATTAATAGCTAACCGTTCCATTTACTGTATTTGTTTTTCCTTTATTGATGTTTCCTTTGTTTGTGCCGTCATCCACAACAGTCATACGTATCTTTGTATTACCATTCTTCTGTCTCCACAACTGCCTGTTAAGAGTTGTGTTGTATGTTGGCAAGTACACAGACACTTTTTCACTGCCTTGTTGTAAAGCATAGTGATAAAGCAGTCCCTGAACTATAATGATGTCATCAATCTCACGCACGTCTTGCAAAGATTCGTAGTAATCTATGCCATTTACTGTTGTTGTGGTGGTTGTTGTATCGCCAGACGTTGTGGTGGTGGTAGTTGACGGTGCGTATGGGTGCATACGTATGTCGTCAATAATCATGTTTGCAAACTCAAGGAACATCAGACCCACATCCCCATCTAATGTTCCAGGGCTAAAATCGCCGTAACGTCTTAGCGCCTGAAATATTAGACTCTCAAGGGGAGAATGTTTCTCACGTATGTGAGGATTAGTGTTACTTGTTTCTGTAGCAGTATCAGTTGTAACTGTTGGCATTAGCTTTCAACCTTCCTACGTACCCTTCCATTCATAATAAAGTGGTCTTGCTCAAACCTAGCAACGTCGTCTGACATTACTTTCCATTCTAAATGATTGTCTGCGTATCGTCTAATTGAACGTATCCCAGCTACATCAAACATGCTGGGCTCTGGCTGTCTGCTTTCAAACCAAACAAGTGTTGGTGCAGCAGCTTTTTTTGGCTTTTCTTCCTGAACGAAAGCTTCGTTTACATCAGGTGTAGACGGGTCATCAGCCTTATAATGGCCTTTCTTCGTTCTAGCTCTAACTTTTTTCTCTGTCATGTTCACCTCTTGATAAAAGTAAGGGGGCATTATTGCCCCCTTACTATGCCTCAATAGAACTGCAAGGTCGTCCTAATTAGTTTTTCCTTGCGTTCCAGCCTTTAATGTACGCATGCACTTTGTCTTGCAAGAGTTCCAAACCACATTCGGTTAGGTACTCGTGCTTGACGCTGTCTGCGTCTACTGCTTGCCTGTTTTCTAGCAACTGAGTATCACGTCCCTCAAGGTAACGATATACCAAGTATGGGAAGTCAATGATAACCATAGCATTTTTCATGTGTGGAAGCTGACGGAACTGCGGATGCAAGTGTACCATCAAGTCTCCAGCAAATGTAGCATACCTAGTTAGGTTGACTCCGTAAGCACCTTCAACAGCTGTTGGCTGCCATCTGTCCTTACCATACTGCTGCAAGTGGTTCGCTACTGTTTCACCAACAAAGGCAATCTTTTGCTTTGAACCAAACTTGAACACTGTGTTGATTAGAAGAGAGTCGAAACCATCTTCAGTCATCTTACCAGCACCGTTACCACCGTAAGTGGCAAACGCTGTTGTGATGTCAACGACGTTAGTCAAGCTGTTCAATAGACCGCCAGTAAACCTTGTTGGCTGTGCAGTTGAACCGTTAGCTTCGTGCTTGTTACCAAAGAACATAGCTCGCTCGATGTCAGACATGTGGAGCTTAAGTGCCTTGGTCATAGCCTCGTCTAACTTATCACCAGTTCGTAGGTATGTGCTTTGCAAAGTATTTGATACTTGGAAAGCAGTCCTAAAAATCTGAGTGAAGTTTGAGACTACTGAAGCGTCGAAGCTGATTGCAGTTGGTGAAGTGTCACCTTCAGCCGCTGCAAATCCAGCGATAAACAAGACCGCATTATCTGCGATTTGATGTGATGTACCACCAATGTTTCTGGTCACAGCAAGGGTAGTGCCAGTAGTATCAGCAGTAGCGTGCATCACTTCGCTTGTCTCACTGTTGACAATGATTGCGCCTTTTACAGCGAATTTATTGTCGTCAGCAGCGTCGATTGTAATTGAAGCTGTTGATGTTGAAGCAACAGCGCCGTTTACTGTCAACGTACGCTCTGGTAGTTCGTCCCTAAAGTTTTTATACTCTGGGTCGTCTGTTGGCTCTGATGAACCCATTGCAAGCAATGCGTTCAGTGGAGCGTTACCGTTTGGTTCCAACAACGTGAAAAGCTCACGGTAATTTTTCGGGCGGAAATCAGATGAAAACTCTCCTGTTCCCCGCAATCCTTGTATTGCTGCCATAATTTACCTCCTTATAGCATTAGTTACGGTTTTTTTTACAGTCGAGTCGTTACGGAAATTAACCATCGCATAAACTCTTTAACACATTGAGCCGTAGCGCAACTTTGTGTGTTATTAGTATGATATGTTATAAACCATGTACTTGTCATCCCTATAAATCATAATCTCCAATTTTAGGGCATCTGAACCTTTTGGACTTGTACATAGGATAGCCTTTGTGAACTTTCCTTGATATTTCGTATGCACGTCTTTTGCACATTTCCTCTGTCTTGTACGGGCCGTATTGGTCTTCCAGTACGATACAATACTCAGGGTTCATTAAGTGACATATTGTCACAAATGCTTTGTACAAATATTAGCCTACCCGTTTGGACATGGTCTTGTTAATCAAGTTATCCAAAGTAGAGCCAGCTTCGGCTGGTGCATTTGTCGGAGTCGCTGCTGGTGTTTGACCTAGCGAGCCCGTAAATGCCTGTCGCCTTTCAGCGATAGCCTTCATTCTCTCCATCTCTGGACTGTTCATGCTGTTTTTGAAATCTTGCATGACCTTAATAGTCATTTGAGGGTCAACAAAATCTTCCATAGTAAAGCCACGTTCTGCTGCAAATATCATAAAGTCATTAGCAGCAGTGTCAGGTAGACCCAGTGCCTGTTGTACTTTGTCGATATTATTAGCAATCTGTTGCTGTACAGCCTGTACGCTTTGTGCTTGTGAGTTGGCAACTTGGTCTCGTGCTGCGTTTGCAACACCTTGTGAGTTAGCCAATACACCACGTAGCAACTGTGATAGCTGGTTGATTTGTTGTTGCATAGCTTGCATGCCTTGATTGCCTTGGGCTCCAGACATCATCATCTCTTTGTACCCAGGTGGCAGTGAAGCTGCGTTTTCTTCTTCCCACTTCTTAAGACTTGCCTCCATGTCTCCAGACTTGACTGCTGCATCTTTCTCATAAACACCTGGCTTATCGCCCTGTGTGTTGCCCATTGTGGGATTTGATTCTTCGCTTTTAGCTAGGTTGCTAAGAATCTGAGCAACTTCTTTTGAATTAGCCCCAGGGTTTTTGCGCATGTACTGCTCAATAACATCCATAACGGGCTTATACTTTGCGTTCTTAAAGTTAAGAGCGCTGTACCTCTCAAACGTTGATTTGATTTGTTGAGGTGTAAGCTTTCGCTTTGTCTTCGGGTCACTTCCATCGCCAAACTCAATCTCATAGATGATTGCTTCAGCGGTCATCTTGTCACCTTCAGTTTCGGGACTGCCTTTCTCAGCTGCTTTGCCTTCGTTGCTGTCCTCTTTTTTCTTCTCAGGGGCTGGTGTTTGCGTCTGAGTAGGGGTAACGCCCATTTGGTTTGAGGCCAGTCTGTCTACAGCAGCCATAGCGTCTTGGGGGTTTTGCGGTGTCGCCATTTTATTTCTCCGTTCTCCCAGCCGAAGCGGGGGGTTTGTTTAAATTATTGCTCATTATTGCCTGTATTCTTTTTTCTGTCGTCCATATCAGACAGTGCAATCTCCGACTCCAGCTTTGATTGCAGACGTACAGGTAATTCGAGCATCCTCTTAGCAGCCCATATAGAGCCACGTCTGAAGTTTATTTCTGTCAAATCCATGTTTGCTGACTCAGCAATAGACATGGCAGACGCCAGAATCTCGTCATTCATTACATCTAAAAGAACTGCCCAACCCTTTGAACCTGTAAGCTCTTTTATCGCTTTGAGCTTTGCTTGTGGGGTCATTTAGTTCTTTTAATCTTCTTACTCTTTCGTACAACTGCCTTGCCAGCCATTACAGACCCGTGACCCTTTTTGTTCACAGTCCTGTTGATAGCAGCGTCTTTAGGATTGTACGATTCAATCTTTCCTTCTTTGCTTCCCATTATCGCCCTCTCTTTTCAATTAACCTATCAATTTTAGAATCTAGTGCATCTAATCTATCTATAACTCTATTTATATCAGATTCCATTTCTTTTTTCGTCACATATTCTTTTGCAATTTCTTCTCGTGTCTTGTTAAGAAGAATTGATAAACGACTGATTTCATTAGACCTCTCACGTAAAAAATACCCGACTAAACCAAGTATTAACGTTAGAACTCCATTCCATACCATTAACTCCATGCTGCACCCTTATGGCTTCGTAGGCCATTTTACTTTCTCCAGACTATCGTATGTTTTTGTAATGTCACGCAAATCTTGACGATACTTCTTTTGTGCATCTGTCATTGTAAGGTCAGAGCTTGCCCACCAGTCTGTTTCTGCAAGCTTCATGTTTCGTTCTGCACGTAAAAGCTTCATGGGCTCTGCTGATACCAGCTTGTCCTTTTCTGCCTTTACCTCGTCCCAAGTAACACCAAAGTCTTTTGGGTCACTGCTTTCTATGGCGCTTCCGTTTTCGTCTGTGCCAGTTATTTTTGTAAACATCTTCTCGAACTCAGATTTAGATTTGGGCTCGCCACGCAATACCCATTCTTTTATTTCGAGAGACGTTAATGCTTGTGATATGTCAGTCATATTCCCTCCTTGTTTATCCCGCAATTTCTAAAGCGTGCATTGTTGTTTCTGCTTCCGTCCATTTAAATCTTATATTATTTGAAGCATCATAAGCTCTTACGTAAAGTTTATATACACATGCCGATGTCGTGTTAGGCGAATCAATATGATGAAGATAAGCTGCGTCATTGTACGCCCCATGCCTAGATGGGCCATAAAAGTGCATGGTGTCATAAGTATTATCTGGCGCTAAATTTGTTAAATTAGAGCCACCAATAGTTCGATAAAGTGTAGCCATCATGTAATTGTTTGCATCTGAAGTAAACCACCAAGACCATTGACATTGCAGTAAAATCTTACTGGAAGTAGCGGTAGGGGTTATTGAAATGTTTATTCCAGAATCGACATAACCACTAGAGCTTGCAGCCTCGCCGTAACCTGGATATGCCCCATAGCTTTGTACTTGAATTACAGTGCCTGTAGGCATGTTTGTTCTAGCTAAAACTGGCAAGCCAGCATTTGTTACTGAAGATACTGCTGCGTTATTTAGTTTTGTTAATGCCATATCTTTATCCTATTAAGTACCCAGTCCAATAAGGGTCATTATGTCCGTTTGGAGTTGAAGCAGAGCCTCCCATCCACATACCATCACTAAAGGTTTGCATATACCATTCGTCTCCAGCAACGGCATTGCATACAAATGCAACACACATTTCTGCGTATGGAGAATTTTCTTCGCCTCTGCACTGTGGAAACGAACTATCTCCAGTGCCAGTGCTTCTATTCATTTGCATACGACCAACATTTGAACTGCTGCTACCTTTGATACCACCATAAGAAACCCAATAAAGACCAGTAACTGGTATTAAAATATGCGTAATTGTTCCTGTTTTAATCATTGTTCCGCCAGCGCCATCAGTGTCAGTTCTTCTGAATCCCCAGTTTAAAGGGTTATGTGCAGTTCCACCACCGTGAGCACCATGTGCGTTACCAGTGGTGAAGTACCATGCTGGCACTTTTGACCTTGTTACAATTCCGTTTGAGTTTAAAGATAAAGAACTTGTGCCTGACTGGTTTTGGATTGCGTCAACTTTAATTACTGAACTCATTGTGCAATCTCCATAGCTATAAAGTAAGATTTATTAACAGATGCGCTATTATCATTAAACCTTGCACGATTTCCATTAAATTCAAATGTATAAGTTAATGTACTTGTTGATGACGGGGAATCAAAGTAAGCCGTTGCATAGTTTATTCCGTTCCAAGTACCATCTTCTGAGTAAATATGTCGGTCATTTGTATGAATAACTGTTCCATTTCTTTTAATTCTTATTTGCACATCATTCGGGCTACCAGCATTATACTGTGTTCCACCAGCAAACATTTGAAGAAGAATCTCACTTGTAGCAAGATGAGGAGTGATAACAAGACTATGACCAGAGTCTACAAAGGTACTGGATGTTGCTTGAACTGAAGATGTTGCAAGTGATTTTTTTACTTGAATGATATGCCCAGGGACATGAACTCCCGTGTTTAAGTTCGGCTTGAGATTGTCTACGAATAACGTACTCATTGTGCAATCTCCATAGCTGTCATAAACATTCCATTGTGTGTTGTATCTGTACCACCTGTCCAACCAAAATAATGAGTTGCACTACCAGAGTGATTTTTTGCCCAAATCTGATACGTTACTTGATTTGTTGTGTTGGGGGCGTCTGCATACTCAAAAGGAAAATTGTGCCACAACTGAGCGCCACCAGTTACACCATGTTGCGCAATACCGTAGTTATTACCGCTGGCAGTAAAACCTAAATCGGTTGTTGACCCCCCACTTATTACTCTTTTTAAAGTTACATAAAGATAAGTATTCGCCCCAACCCCAGTGCTTGCACAACCGCTTACAATTATTATGCTATTAGAAAGCTTTGGAGTTATGTTTATAGCTAAACCTGTGTTTACGTAAGACGTACTTCCACTTGAGTATCTCGTAATAGCAGCAGCAGTTGGGTCACGCCTTACCACTTGCACCACGTGACCAGGGGCTATAAGGTCTTGCCCACTGCCAACTAAAATCTTGTTGGCATTGCCACCCGATGTTGGGCCTTTGATTGTCTGTACTGTTAGCTCTGATGCCATCTATACCACCGTAAATGTCCCATTAATTGTTAATGGTTGCGTAATTGTTATTGGCCCAGCAACAAAAGCGTTCTGATTCGCTGCAACTGTTACCGAGTTATTTAAAGAGTTTATATTAGTTCGTATGGGTGTGTCGTCCAAGACGAGAGTCGAGGCAAGCTTTGCTGGGGTTATTGCGCCGTCTGAAACTGTACCAGCATTGAAGACGTCGCCCATTCCTACAATGTAATCAACTACGTCTGTGCCATTTACAAGGTTTGCTGTGAATGTGATTGTTGAGCCTGACACTGTGTACGCTACGTCTGGGGCTTGCGTTACACCGTTTACCGAAACAATAAGACGAGTGCTGCTTCCTGGGTCGTATGCTGCACCATTGAATAAAAGACTGTAAGATGCTCCACCATTTGGGGAGATGTTATCTAGTTTTTTGAAATCTGAGCTAAGTGGCTCACGTCCTATGTATGGCATGTTAAACTCCTATAAAGCATATCTTATTACCACAATCCCAGAGCCCCCATTACCACTATTAGTGTTATTGCCCCCTGTGCTTGAAACTCCGTGTGCGCCGTTACCAGTATTTGCTGCTTCGTCTACGGAGCTTTCATTGTATGCGTATCCGTTACCGCCTCGTGCGTACGTTACATTTGACCCTGTCCTTAAACTGTTTGCACGCCCAACACCTCCGTTTGCAGTTGCATTATTTGCGTTCGTGCCAGCTCCGCCAGCTCCGCCTCCACCTCCAGAACCGCCAGAACCACCGCCCCCGTAAGGCCCGCCAGAACCACCAGCGTTTCCAAATCCAGTTACACCACTTGTTCCAGAATATGTGTCTTGTGTTGATGTACCGCCTAGTTCATTGTCTTCTGAGCCACCAGCACCAGAGCCACCATTTCTTTGACCACCTTCATAATCTCCTCCTCCAGCTCCGCCTTTGCCTATAAAACTGTTAAAGGAACTGTCGCCACCATTACTAGCTGGAGCGTTTATGTCTGTAGATTTTGCACCTCCAGTACCCACAACGATTGTGTATTCTCCACGAGCTATTGTTTGAGATGTGCCTTCGACCATACCTCCAGCACCACCGCCACCTGTAGAGCCCGTGTACCCTTCAGCAGCTGCGGAGCCACCTCCGCCCCCAACAATAAGAAAATCAACAGCACCTGTGGCGTTGAATACAATTTTGTGGTTACCAGTATCTGTAAATGAGTGAACTCTGTATGTAACCCCACCACTGCGGTACTGAGTCAGAGTGCCTCCAACAGCAAAAAACTGGCTTGGCGTTGATAAAGAAGCCTCTGTAATTTTACTTCTTGCCATTACTTGCCCTCCAATGCTGCAATTCTTTTTTCTAAAGCAACCATTTCTGGGTCTTTTTCAACAAAGGTAACAGTGTATCTTGTGTGACCTTTTTCTCGTACATCGCCTACTTTTTTGCCTTTTGGAAGCATGCCAGTTTTTTTATCTTTTTCAGTCCACAATCCATCAGGAGCTTCATAAGAAGTTGCATTAGCTCTATGCTCTTCTGGAATCAAATCTAATGTATGTGTGTCTATAGTTGTTGTTTCAGCCATTAATTATCCTCATACATTGTGTCGGTTCCGTTACCCATAACAGTTGTCATTACCTTCATATTTGTAATAGAACCAGTCCACCCAACTCTTACTTGCAACCTATAAGAGCCTGATGAACCACCGCTATTTAAGTATCGATACTCAAAATTATTAATCGCTCCTCCATTCATAGCAGTTACCCTTGAGCCACCAGCAAAAGTAGTGTTCACCACACTGCCGTATGTGCCGTACATTCTGCTCATATATCTTGCGCCACCTAAACTGCCATTATCACTTTCTAAAGTGCTTCCCCATACTAATACATTTGGAGAGTGACCTACATAACATACATCGTAGTAAACATTTGAAGAAGCTATAGAATTATAGCAATGCAGAATATTAGTAGCATTAAAACCTGTAGCACTGTGTTGTGAAGACCTAAGTAAAACACCAGCGCTGTCTGGGTCTATGATAACGTTAAGTTGACCTAATGTGCCTGGGGAATAAGTGTCATTTGGCACTATAATTGTTTTTCCAGTACCTCCGTCTATTTTAAAACTTACACCACCATTTTTGCCCATTTTTATGCCCGAAGCGTTGTAGGATGTAAAATATAGTGGTCTGTTAGAATCACCTTCCATCCTATAATTTGTGCCGTCCCACAAACCAAAGTTTACTTGGTGGCTGCTTGCATTTATCATTTTCAGTCTTGCAGCAGAATCATAAACAACTAAGTTTACGTCAGGACTTGTTGTTCCGATGCCAACTCTGTTGTTAGCTCCGTCAACCTTTAGTGCGTCCGTTGCAACCGCAACATCACCTGTTAAGGTAGAGGTTCCAGTAACTGTTGCGTTTCCACTAACTGTTGCGTTTCCACTCGCAGTAATGTTTGCTGCTGTAAGGCTTGACCCAGCTGGGTGTACTCGTGACTCTTTTGTTGACCCACGAAAAATAACGTAGCATGTGTCTGTTGAGTTTAACGCTTCATCAAAAGTAATTGTTGAGCCACTTACAGTGTAAGTCGTTGTTGGTTGCTGTTGAACATTGTTAATAAATACTTCTAAATCTTCGGGAGAAGAAACAGCAGTGTTTAAACTGTAAGACGTGCCTCCGTTGCCCGTGATTACTTGAGAAGTAGCAGCGCTAAACGTTTCTTTGGGGGACTGTCCTAAGTATGGCATTAGCTAGTAATCTCCATTACGCCCATGACAACATCGAGGCTGTCAGCAGTGTCTGACTTAAACTGTAGGTCGTCGTTTGCTTCGAGTATGTATTTTTGACCACCCATAACTTCGAGTGTAGCTCCTGATAAAACCTGTACTTCGTTTAGTAGCAGTCGGTGATTTGCGTCTGAGCTTCCGTCTGTGCCTCCGTGTCGAAGCACACAACTAACCTTAATTGTTCCTGTTGTCCTGTTGCAAAGCGCTACACCAAGAATAACTGATGCTGTTAGGTTTGCTGTGTTGGCGTCGTACACCGTGACAAAAGTTGTATCTATTTTCTGTGTTGACGCTTTTTTAAATGTATTTGCCATCTAGTTCTCCTATCACCCAAGCGCAATGCTTAGTGCAACAGCGTCGTCTTGTGTCGCTGCTAAAGCTGCGTTTATTTTTAAATTCTTGTTTACGTTCCACGTATCATCCGTATTTGCGTATGTTAATGTTGCGTCTGTACCGCTTCCAATCTCGACTGTAATCCCAGCTCCGTTAGAGGCTGCTGCATTTGCAGAACCCTTGGCGACAGTAATGTTCTTATCAGTCACATCCAAAGTAGCAGAATTTACTGTGGTTGTCGTACCATCTACTTGCAAACTTCCCTTGATTTGAACCAAGCCAGTGTTGTCACCCACCGCTGCTGGGTCGATAACGAATGTAGCTGGGCCTCGAAGTTCAGCTCCAAGAGTTACATTGTTGCTAAAAGCATTTGTGATTCGAGCGTCTGCTCTTGCATTTGTGAAGTATTGATTTGTGCTGCCTTCTGGCAGATTGTCGGTGTCGTAGCCTTGAACAAACAATACAAAAGAAGTTCCGTTATAAACCTTCATTTGCGTTGCAGACGTGTCGTACCAAAGGTCGCCTGTAGTCGGGCTCCCTGGTTGAGAACCTCCAATAGAGTAAGTGTTAGCAAATGAGTTTACGTCTGTGACGTTTGCTGCAACTGTATTTACATTGGCTATTGAGCCAGCGACTGTGTTGACATTTGCGATTGAGCCCGCAGCTGTATTTACATTAGCGATTGAACCCGCCACTGTTGTGACGTTTGCATTGTTGTTTGCTACAGTTGTGACATTTGATGCTATTCCAGCAACAGTTGTGACATTTGCGTTGATGTTTGAAACAGCAGTTACGTCTGAGGATATTGATGCGACTGTAGCAATGTCGTTGTTTTGTGTTGCAATCGTGTTGCCCATAGCGTTGCCGTGGACAGTACAATAGTAAAGAAGACCTGAAGCTGGAGCGTTGTTTGGCACAACAAAAACTGTTTTTGCGCCCGCTTGCCCTGGGGTTCCCGTTGTTGTTACGCCTGTCGTGTAAGACGTAGACCCGTTTTTAAATGCTAGCGGGTGGTTAGCATTAGTGCTGTCACTTTGGTCAAATGTGTATGTGAAACCTCTAACTAGCGTAAGTGTAGGGTTTGTTGTTCCGTCTATTGCAAACTTGTTACCACCAGAGTTTACAACTGTAACCGCAAACGTCTGTGTACCTGAGAATATGCCAGCAACGCTGTTTACGTTTGCTATGTTGGTAGCGACTGTAGTGACGTTAGTATTTATGCCAGCGACACTATTAATGTTAGTTGAGTTTGCGTTGACCGCATTAATGTTTGTAGCGTTTGAGTTTACAGCAGTTACCGCAGACGAAATACCAGCTACGCTTGTAACTTCAGACGAAATTCCAGCAACTGTGGTTACATTCGCATTGTTAGTTGCAACTGTTGTAACATTGGCTTGTATCCCAGCTACTGTTGTTACGTTTGCATTGATTCCAGCAACGGTGTTGATGTCAGCTATATTTGTAGCTGTGGTGTTGATGTTCGCAATGTCTGTTGCAACAGTGTTGATGTTTGCAATTCCATTGGCAACAGTGACTACATTTGTAGATGTCGCCCAGAACTTTGCTGAATACTCTCCTGTGTTGCCAACTGTACTACCTGTTTTGATAGCCCAGTCCTTGGCAGAACCAGTGGTGGTGTCTACACCAGTTCCGCCAAGAGCGTAGGCCTTCGAGGAGAACTCTGCGTTGTCTGCTGTGCCATTTACTTTTGTTGCCCAGTCCTTTGCGTTACCGCCGTTGGCTACGCCTGTTACACCTGTACCTCCAATAGCCCAGGCTTTTGCACTATACTCAGTTCCTGTTATGGCTCCGTTTACTTTTATGGCGTAGGCTCTTGCTTCAGAAACATCGACTATCTTTGTCGTATTGCTGCTAGATGTAAAATTTGATTCGCTAGAAAAAGTTTGTCCTGAAGTTAGTCCGTGTACGATGTACACGTCCTTTACGCTGTCAGTGACTATGTCAAAGTTTTGATATGTTGTTGATGTGCTAAATGTGCCTGTGACGTTAAAGAATGTTGTAATGTCTACATAACCAGTAGATGCGTTAGCAAACTGACCTATACGAACTTGTATCTTGTCTGTGGTTGGGTCGAATCTAAACTCAAAGTTAGTTGAACGAAATACGCCTGAACCATCAAAGAGGTCATCAATCATATCAGGAAGAGTACGTGTACCCTTCTCGGTATTCTCCATGTACGTATCTAAAATGTGTTCCCCTGTCTTAGAGGAACGGAATCGTATCTGTTCGCCTGTTGGTTGAGTTTGTGCCATTAGTTGTAATACCCCAAATCTTTCATCAACTGTATTAGTTTTACTTTAGTAATCTTATACTTGTCGTCCTGACCAGCTCCTTCTAGTGCCTCAATCTTTGTTTCTAATTTGGCTATGGTTTCTTCCATAGCTGTCATCTTGTCTTTGATTGATTTGTATTCAGATGTCCTCGTCTTGTTCATTTCTGTAAGCTCTAATCCCAAGAGCCTGTCGTTCTCCTCCATCAAGTCGACTATCTTCTTGTCTTCAATGGAGGCTTTGAGTGCTTCTACCTTGCTCATTGTCCTTGCCTCTCTCTAAGTGGAATGAGGTTGCCCTTCTGAACTTCTTGCTGGACGTTCTCATTCGGTTGTACTGATGCACCTCGCATCTTTTCCATAAGCTGCATTTGCTGAGATGGGCTTGGGCCTTCTTGTGCCATCTGGTCTTTCGAGATACGAAACCTGTCCATATCTGTAATGCCCATAGCTCTAATAGCTTCTTCAGCAATCTGACCAGCGTTGTATTCCATGTTCAAACCTGTCTGCGCCATAATCTGTAGCATGTTCATCCATGTCTCAGCATTGCGTGTTGGTTCGAGTGGTAGTGTGCCATCAATCACAAGGTAATCAATATCGCCTTGTAAATCTTTCTGCACATCAAAGTCGAGATAGCCGTCATCTACCATAGATGCTAATTGGTTTGGCATTTCTCTTTCGTCTACCTTAACTGAACCCTCCATAGACAGACTGTCTTGTATGTTAGCAACCATCATCCGTACCATAGGTCGGATGGTGGTGGCAGACATTACACGTGCTAGCACACCAAGACGTTGTGAGCCCAGTTGTGTTAGACGCTGTATTTCTGTTGCAGTTCGGATGCCGTCTGATGTCGGCATACCTTGTTGTGCGTCGGATGCTGCCGATACCCTTTGTTTGAGTTCTGCCATAGCAGCAATGTCGTTGAAGTGACCACGGGTTACGTCTGGAACCTGTGCAATAAATACACCGTCCCCAGGCTTTGTCCCTGGCAATGTTCTTACAACGCCCCAAGGATTCCTGTCAATTAGGTCAGGAACACTTACCTGTGTTGGGTCAACGAATATAAGATTGTTGAGTGCTGCACTAATGTTGTCGATACGTGAACGCATCAAGTATGTAGCTATATCGTGCATTGGCAAGATAAGGTCATAGAGTGATTGACCATACGTCTTGTGCGAGTCTTGGTATAGACCACCGATAACAGCTGGCATCTGTCTGCCGTATGGGTTGAGCTGGAATCGAATTACTACGTTCTCGTCTAGTATTGTGATAACTAGGAATATCTGGTCGATTGTAGGTATGTTGATTTCGTGACCAGATAGACGTACCCACGCTTCGTCTACCACTCGTGCGTCGCCAAGTGTGAAGTATGCGTGGTCAAATCTTTCTCTTTGGTTTGGTGCAGACGGGTCTATTGATAGACCTCTGCCTTCTTCTCTATGAAACTGGTGTGCGTTCCAAGCGTTTCGTGGTGGTGAAATCTTGTGACGTAGGGCTGGGAACATCTTTAGCTTCGGATACATTCCACTGTATAGAAGCGAGTTGAAGCTGACGTAGTCTGAAAAGACTATGTACTGCATGTTGTCCCAGTCACCCCAGTTTACTCGTGGGTCTGGGAAGCAGCGCCTTGGGTCAAAGTTAATCATACGATTTTGATTTGTCCCAGAGTCCCAAACTATTTTCGTAGGAGCGAACCCGTAGCGTATGCTATCAAGGAGAAGTTGGGCGAGACGTGCTTCACCAGCCGTCCTTCGCATCTGTTGATGCAATACTCTTTCCAGAATCATAGATGATTGTCTGGACTTTCTGTTGAGACCTTCAAGCTGAAACATCGGGTTTCTGCCTGATAGTGCTGCCATCAAGTATGTGAGAACCGTATCGGCGATAGCTCTGGTATCGGCGATTACAGCTTTTTCTCTGAAATCTGTAGCATCTGGTGGCACGTAAACATCATGGGCTCGGTCTGCTTCCGTCCAATGGTCGTACCTTTTTCTGATTTTAAAGTAAGACATATCGACCATAGACTTTACGTAGTCTACGATTCGTCTTTCTTGCTCGTCTGACAATCGGTGAGATATGTCTTGATAGTTGACTAAGTCCTCTGCAAATTCAGAAAGGTCAACAACCACACCTTCATTCGGGCCTGATACATACTCAGCGTTTCTGTATCCAGAACCAGAATTTATTGTCGTTCTACTTTTTGGGCCACCTACACTCATAATCTAAACTATACTTTCTGTTATTAACTTGGTCGTCCTTAAAGACCCCAACCTTTCCATTCGTGTGCTTTTTTATCAACTTTTCTGGTCAGGGAGTCTCCAAGAGCTTTTAGGTTAGCGTTGTTCAATGACTGTGAAGCATCTGTGTGTAGGCTCCAAGCATCGGGCGAAATGGATGTTCTTGACAGAACATCAACAGCTATTGTCATAGCATCAACTTGGTCATCATGGTTTCCTCCAGGGAATGTTACTGTTTCGTCTATAAATGAATCTAACCATTCTGCCTGTTCTGGAATAAAAATTCGTCCCCCTTCTATCAAAGGCAGTATAGCGTTGACTCTGGCTACCTTGTCATGGACTACCTTGTAAGGAATTACAGACATACCGCTTTCACGTTTTAGTTCTTGCAGTATGGATTGTCCTGACGCCTTGTCTTCTATGTACATAGCTCGGAGTCCCTTGCCTCGCCACTTTGTGTTTAGACGGACTAGCATTTGCTTTAGTTCTGGGAAATCGTACTTGCCTCGTATAATGTCCACTATGTATATGTCGCCGTTCTTATCCATGCCAGCTACCACAGCTACACTGTAGTCAGCTGTTTCTGTTTTCTTGAAGGCTGTGTCAACACCGATTACTAGCGTCATAAAACTTTCTGGTGACAGGTCTTTGGGATATTTTTGCCACCATTCTGTTTTGATGATGTTACCGCCTTCGATGTATGGGCGTTGTTGGTATAGAGATGCGAACTCTCTAGGATTAAGACGCTCACGTCGCTTAAGGTCTTCGAGTGAGAAGCGTTCAGGCCACAAAGATTCCTCTTCGTGAATATCGACTGTACGCTTGCCAGGGGCGAGTTTAGTTAGTTCCCCTGGTTCGATGTACCTAGAATCTGTTTCTGGTAGCTCACGACGGCTTATTTTGCCACTACGGACTGTTTTAATTGCTTGGAAGTTAACATGCTTCCATCTTCCTTCTTCCCAGTCTTCTGTTTGCTGGAGGCGTCCAGCTAGGTCGTCAGGATGCCAACGGGTTAGGATTACTATTTGTTTTGGTCTCGTGCCATTCTGTTCTGGCTGAAGACGTGTGGCTAGTGCTGATGTGTAATAGTTCCATGTCTTGTTTCGCTGAGTCATAGACTCGGCGTCCTCACGGGATTTTACTGGGTCATCCACTATGAGAAGATTGGCGGGACGACCAGAGGTCGTGCCCCCAATACCTACAGCAAAGTATGCACCGTTATCTTCGGTACGCCATACGTCTGCTGCTCTACTGTCCTGTGATAGTTTGAAGTCAGGGAAGGCTTGAGGTATTGCTTTGTCCTCTACCACCCCACGTATCTGTCTACCAAAGTCTGTGGCAAGCTGTGAGTTGTAGGAACAAGACATGACGTAACGAGATGGGTTACGAGCCATGAAATATGATGGGAAGTATATTGTGCCAAAGGTTGATTTTGCGTGACGTGGTGGCATTGTGATGAGAAGGTTGTCAGCACCCAACTCACCTTTTTCTAAATTGTCTAATACGTCTATCAATTCTTCTTGGAAGCTGGCGAGTTCCCAATCAGGCTGCATAAGTTTTACGAAGCCACGGAATGATTCGCTGGCGTCACGTAATCGCAGTAAATATCTCGCAACTTCCTGTTGCGTTGGTTTAGCCAAGACGTTTCCTTAATAGTTGGCTGGACTTTATTTCGTATTTGAGCCCAGAGTCCACAACTGTGTCAGACATTATTGTAAATAGGTGGTCAAGCACTGCTTGTTTGCGTTTTTCTGGCGGAACATTCTCTAAATTGGCGTGTTTCATAGCCATAGCGAATTGTTCTAGCGTAATTCGGGACTTAATTGCGTCCTTTCTTTGGTTTTTAATTAACATCTTCTACGTATTCTCCTTCAATTTGTTTAGTTCCAGAAGCAATCTGCTCTAATTCTGCACGAGACATCTCGGTTAAGTTCTTAATCTCGTGTTCGTGCTTGTGATATGCAGCGTTTAGGTCTGGAACTACTTTATTTAGTAGCATGCCAAAGACTCTTGCCTGTGTTGGCGTCCATTCTTTGCCGTGCATCACCACTTCATTGGCTATTACAATCTGGTCTTTTACATATTGCGCTATATTACTACGTATTTGCGCAGATTGCTGGGGCGTTAATGGCTTGTTTTCCACTGTAGCCATGACTGTTTTCATATCTTTTACGCTTCCTTTGGCTGTTCGGCACTCCCAGGAACAGTATTTCGCCCTATCCATGTGGCTAGGCTTTACATAAAAGTCCTTTTCGCACCGTTCGCACTTCTTTGTACTTCTTTTTTCAGACGTTTTCAATTTTTGCTCCGATTATTTGTTGGGTAGGGGAGGTGACTATCTACGTTACACACGAGCGGGCGGGATACCCCCCTCCCCCTAGCCTCGTCTTGCACGTGTTTCAGGCACAAATCAGTCACATAACGCATGTAAACCCTTGTAAACAAGGGTTTTTGACTCCCTATGTAGGGGTTTTTCCTACGTGTGCGTGCTAAAATTTTCAATTTTAGCCTCGGTAGGCTCTGAACAATGCCTGAAAATAACGCATGTGTAATCATTTCAGCAGTTTAGACGGAACGAGACGGCGAGTCGTCCCTCACGTGCGGTTCCGAAGGAACTTTTATGGTGAGCCGATTTTCTCGGTTCAACCTCGACGTGTTCTGTGCGTAACACACGAGGCTCAAACCAACGCACGAGGAGAACTCACATGACACATGCAAACACAAACCCATCAGCTACCGAAGTTGCGAAGCAGTTTTCCACGACAAAGTCGCAGAAGGTGAAAGCTGAACTCGTGGCTTACGTGGAAACGAAGACGAAGTCTTCCAAGCGTAAGCGTTGGGGCAACTTGCTCAAAGCCCTAAAGGGCAACGACACTGCTCGCATCAACGCATACGCTGCGACTGGCGACGAGGCAAGGGTTGCGTGGGCGAAGGTTGCTAAAGCAACCCCAGCCAAGCCGAAGACGACGGCAAAGCCGAAAGCGAAAGCCAAGGCAAAGCCGAAGGCTTCACAGCCGAATGTACTGTCCGACCTTGCTTCGCAAGTGAACGGCATGGACGAGAAAGCTTTTGCAAGCTTTCTTAACGCACTTGTGCAATTACGCAAGTAAGCGAATCAAAAACCTCACACCCTCACGGGTGTGGGGTTTTTTTTTGGTCTTTTTTTTCATCAACGCATACGGAGGATACCATGCGAAAACAACGACACAACGACTTCGTCGAGTTACTTCCACGAACGTCGATAACTAACACACGCCTACGACGCAAGAGACTGGGTCGACTACTACGTAGTTTCGGCAAGGCTCTCGCATACCTAACGGCTTTCATGCTCGTCTACGCACTGTTCATGCTCGTGATAATCGAGTGGTTCAGTGGTTGTGGCGAGGTCATCTACTACCCTGATGGCACGTGGAAGAATGGCGAGTGTGTCTTCATCCCATACGAACCCAAGTCAGGCACGTGGAAATGATGTGGGGCGACGACTACTACGTGGCGTCTCATCCGAGAGGATGGGGCGTCTACCATGCGAGGTCTGGACAATGCGTCTACTACTCACGTGTGAAGTCACGTGTGGAGGACGAGTGCAGACGAATGAACGGCAACGACAGATAGGAGGTCAACATGCCAAACTGGTGTAGCAACTGGGTAAGCCTTACCCACGACGACAAGTCGAAAGTCAAGGCGTTAGTCGAGGACATGCGAAAGGGTAACTTCCTCGCACATTTTCTGCCCGAACCCAACTACGACGGCACAATCGAGGTCAAGCCAACGTTCCCTGAAATCAGTGGCACAAAGCCAGTGGAGGTATCGCAAGCTTGGTGGGATTGGCGAGTGCAGAACTGGGGTACGAAGTGGGAAATCAACCTCGAAGATTACGATTGGGAAGAGAACGCAGACGAGAACGGCGTCCAATTCAACTTCGATTCTGCGTGGAGCCCACCAATCGGTGTGTACAACAAGGCACATGAACTCGGTTGGAAAGTCTCAGCCGAATACGAAGAGGGAGGTTGTGACTTCGTTGGCTACTACGAAGACGGCGAAGACACATGTATCGGCATGCAAGAATCGTTCGAGGACGGAACAATGCCAGAGTGGGCATTGGAGCAAGTCGGCGATTATCTGTTCCAAAGCATGCTAGACGACGAACGCATAGACGAAGACGGAAACCTACTCGACGAAGACGGCAAAATCGAGAAAAAGCACGGCGAGTGGGGGTGCGTTAAGTTCAACGAGAACGAGATAAGTTCACGAAAAACCATGCTCGAATGGTTAAAGGCATGAAGGGAGTTGTCAGTTGTTGTCTAACGTGTTATACATGTGACATGACGAAACTCTATACACGACGTGCGTTTATAAAGGAACTTTTATATCGAGGGGCAAATTCTTCGGAGTTTGTCTCTCGTTTTACTTTCAACTTTAACATTACACGAGGTAAATATGACGACACTTCAAGACGCTCTTCGTGAGGGAGACTTCACGGAAAGACGAAAAATGGTTCGTGACTTGGTCACACCATTTCTCGAAACATGGTCGAAAGGGGCAATCCAAGTTGCTTTCGACGATAGCCCAATCGTGGGCGACGGCGTTGAGCAAATCAATCCACGAGCAACCTACACTGGCTTACGTGACAGCCTAGACGTCGAGACAATGGTCGGCATCATTGTCGGCAAGGTAGAACCAAGCCAAGTGCTTGATGCTATCCGTAATCCACACCACGAGGGCTACGCTACCACGAGTAGCAAATCCAAAACTGGCTACATATTCGGACGACCACGTACGTTTGACGACAAGGCGTACGAAGAGTGCCGACTATCTGCTTTCACTACAACAACCGAGGAGGAACCCATGAGTGAAGTATCCACTAACGTCGAGGACTATGGACTCGAAGAACTGTGCAACGTACACGACGACTTGGTCGTGAATGAGGGATGGACAAGCGAGGATGCAATGCAAGCCTTGCACAACATCTTCGGCGACACCGAGAGGCTCAAGCCAATGCCAAGCTTGCTTGAGAGTCGCACAGACGTACCCGAACCAGACCACACGAGCAAAAGCAATGCTTTGACCAAGCACATCCTTGCCACGCAAAAGAAAGACGAGGACAGTGCCGTGCCGATACCGAAAGCACCGAACGCTGATGCGTCTGCGTTGATTGACCTTGCGTTGACATCCAACGGCTTGCCCAAGATTTCGGACATGATTGACACCATGCAGAAGATGAGTGACGACATTGTTCGTCTTCGCAAGTCATCAGCCACGATTGTTGCCCCTACGACTTCCGAGGTCAAAGGCGACGGCACGATTCCGAGTGGCAAGGTCAAGGTTGCCAAGGCTCATGCGTTGTTCGGTATCACTGGCAAGGGGCTCGACAGTTTCGACTTTGACGTTCCGTGTTGGGAATGGGATGGCGACCATCCTCACGTGCCAGAGATTGACACCAACTACGTGTTCAGACCAATGAGTTTGTTCAGAGTTCTGTATGCTTTGATTACCAATCAGCCTTGCTACTTGCATGGTCACACTGGTTCGGGCAAGACGACACTTATCGAGCAAGTGGCTGCTCGTCTGCGTTGGCCCTTTGCACGTGTCAACTTCGACAGTGAGATTACACGTATGGACTTGGTTGGTCGTGACGTCTTGACCAAGGACGGCGAGGCTACGATTTCCAAGTTCGTGGACGGCATACTGCCACAGATGATGGCAAGTCCTACGATTGGTTGCTTTGACGAGTTGGACTTCATCAGACCTGACATTGCCTACGTGATGCAGAGAGCCTTCGAGGGCAACGGCTTGTTGCTTACCGAGGATGGTGGTCGTCTTGTCAAGCCACATGCAATGTTCCGTATGTTTGCGACTGGCAACACAGTTGGTCAAGGCGACGAGTTCGGCATGTACCAAGGTGCAAGACCACAGAGCATGGCATTGCTTGACCGATTCAA